CCATTGCAACTGCATTGGAACCTTGACTTGTGTTACCTGCATATTGACCCATTGCAACTGCATTGGAACCTTGACTTGTGTTACCTGCATATTGACCCATTGCAACTGCATTGGAACCTTGACTTGTGTTACCTGCATATTGACCCATTGCAACTGCATTGGAACCTTGACTTGTTTTACCCGCTTCCCAACCCAAAGCAACTGCATTTTCACCTTGATCGGAATAACCTGATAAATGACCCATGGCGACTGCATTGGAACCTTGATTGACGCCACCTCCATCTTGACCTAAAGCAATGGCATAATTATTTTGACTGGTAATCCCTGCTTGATTACCAAGTGCAATGGTAGAATTACCTTGATTTGACTGACCCGCACCATTACCTAGAGCAACTGCATTAGAACCTTGACTTGTTTGACCCGCATTTTGACCCATTGCAACTGAATTTTCACCCTGACTTGTTTGACCCGCTTTTTGACCCATTGCAACTGCATTGGAACCTTGACTGGAGTTACCCGCTTTATATCCTTGGGCGATTGCATTAGAACCTTGACTTGTTAGACCCGCTTGATCTCCCAGTGCAATTGCATTAGAACCTTGATCGGACTGACCTGCAGCTCGACCTAGGGCAATTGCACTAGAACCCTGACTTGTAACACCCGCAAGATAGCCCATTGCAATTGCAATATGGCCTTGATCGGAGTTACCCGCTTTATATCCTTGGGCGATTGCATCAGAACCTTGACTTGTGTTACCTGCTTCATAACCCATGGCAATTGCACGATCACCTTGATCGATCGAACCCGCTTGATAACCCAAAGCAATTGCATTAGAACCTTGATTACTGTAACCCGCAGCTTGACCCAACGCAACGGAAAAATCCTTTTGATTGGAATGACCCGCATTTGAACCCAAAGCAATTGCATTAGCACCTTGACTTGTTAGACCCGCTTGATCTCCCAGTGCAATTGCATTAATACTTTGACTTGTTTGACCCGCCTGAGAGCCCAAGGCAACCGCATTGGAACCTTGACATGTATAACCTGCCTGGAGACCCATTGCAATGGCACCAGTACCTTGACTTGTTTTACCCGCATATTGACCCAAAGCAATTGCATAAGCACTTTGACTGTCCTCACCCACTTGATAACCCAGTGCAATTGCAAAATCACCTTGATTGGAATAACTCGCTTGAAAACCCAATGCAATTGCACCAACACCTTGAGTGGAGGCACCCGCAGACTTACCTAGTGCAATTGCAAGAGTACCTTGACTAGTGGTACCCGCTCGATTACCCATTGCAATTGCATCGGTACTTTGACTTGTATTACCTGCAGATGGACCCATTGCAATTGAACCAATACTTTGACTGATTTCACCTGCCTTGGTACCAATTGCGATAGAGTCGGTATCAATATATATTTCATTCCATACTTCGGTTGGATCAAGGAACCATTCAGGCTTGGGAGGTATGGGACCTTGATTGGAGCTACCCGCAGATCGACCCATTGCAATTGAATCAGTACCTTGACTTGTATAACCCGCAGATTGACCCAATGCAACTGCATAATCACCTTGACTGGATATACCCGCATTTTGACCCAGTGCAATTGCATTGGAACCTTGACTTGTTTCACCCGCAGATATACCCATTGCAATTGCACTATTACCTTGACTTGTTTTACCCGCGTGATAACCCAAAGCAATGGCATTTGGTTGTTGATTTGTTTGACCAGCACTATTACCCATGGCAACTGCATTAGTACCTTGACTAGTGTTACCCGCATCTTGACCCATTGCAACTGCATTAGTACCTTGACTTGTATTACCCGCAGATCGACCCATTGCAACTGCATAGGTACCTTGACTATTTTGACCCGCTTCCCTACCCAAAGCAATTGCATTAGAACCTTGACTTATTTGACCCGCATAATAACCCATTGCAACTGCAAAGTCGCCTTGACTAGAGTTACCTGCAGCTTGACCCTGTGCAACTGCAAAGTTGCCTTGACTGTTGTAACCCGCTTCCCTACCCAAAGCAATTGCATTGGAACCTTGACTTGTGGTACCCGCAGAATTACCCAGTGCGATTGCACTATTACCTTGAGTAGTTTGACCCGCACCATGACCCAGTGCAATTGCATTGGAGCCTTGATTGTAATTACCCGCAGCCCACCCCAATGCAAGTGCATAAGCATTTTGACTGTATTGACCCGCTTGAAGTCCTTGAGCGATTGCATAATCACCTTGACTTGTTTTACCCGCAGAATTACCCAAAGCGATTGCACTATTACCTTGATTGGATAGACCAGCATTTTGTCCTATATGTACTTTTGAATCTCCCACCGCCCAATCATTAGTGGTAGTATCCCAATAAATATAATCAGAATAATTAGTTCCGGTTACCGATATGAGACCAGTGTCACCCGTCTCACCTTGAGGACCCGTATCACCTTGAGGACCTGTTGGACCAGTGTCACCCGTCTCACCTTGAGGACCCGTATCACCTTGAGGACCCGTATCACCCTTATCACCTTTATCCCCCTTATCTCCTTGAACGATAAAACTAACCAAAATATCATTGCCATTTTCAAATGGTTTCACGCTCGAAAATGATTGATTGGCGACAGTAATCGACCACCAGCCAGTATTATCAATTAAATCGGTAATTTGATACAATAAAAAAGAGGTATGATCGAATTTTTCACTAATACGAACATAACCTTTAACGACTGAAGTTGCACTTTGAATTGTTTCCATAAAGCTATCTATATTGGAACCGTCATCGGTTAAACTATCAATATACAAAGCATTCGCAATATTCTGCGTAGTATTGTCTAATTTTGTTTTTCCTTGTCCGGGATCACTTTCGTCGGTTGCTATATCAAATGTATAATCAAAGGTAGCTCCTCCAAAATTCCCGTCGTTTCCTTGAGGACCGGTATCTCCAGTGGGTCCCTGTGGACCTGTTGGACCGGTCTCACCTTGTGGACCAGTGGGTCCCTGCATTCCCGTCAAATTCACATACCACAAAACCCCGGTCACAGTTCCTTGGACGTAGGTCACTGTGAGATTTATTTGACCGGTTATTTTATCATATGTATTTACACGACCCATGAAAAAATTATCAACGTCATACGACCATAATATCTCTTCCCCACCACTATACGCAAGTTGAGAATCTAAATTATATGTTTTGACATTACCCACCGACATATCATTCAAATTAATATAATCCTTGTCGTATTTACTGTAATAGACACTTCCTTGTGCGCCAGTATCACCTTGAATACCTTGATCTCCCTTCGCACCAGTATCACCTTGAATACCTTGATCTCCCTTCGCACCAGTATCACCTTGAATACCTTGAATACCTTGAATACCTTGATCCCCCTTCGCACCAGTATCACCTTGAATACCTTGATCTCCCTTCGCACCAGTATCACCTTGAATACCTTGAATACCTTGATCTCCCTTCGCACCAGTATCACCTTGATCTCCCTTTGGACCAGTATCACCTTGAAAACCTTGAATACCTTGAATACCTTGAAAACCTTGAATACCTTGAATACCCTGAATACCTTGAATACCTTGAATACCTTGAATACCTTGAATACCAGTATCACCTTGTTTACCGGGGGCTCCTTTCAAATTAACATCCCAATTGCTACCAATATCCGAACCAATCTTGTCAAGTATACTGAGCGTCATTTTTCCGGTATTCGAAAGATAAGAATCGATTATTGCGTTAAAATAATTTTGTTCTATTGCACTGTTTTCTAGAGCAGGAAGATCAGATATTAATCCACACACAACCTTTTGTGCGACAGTATACGCAAGTCCAGTATCCACCGTTATAACGATTGTATCTCCAATAGATAAATTCGCTAAATCAATTGTATTTGTTGAAGTAGTTGAATATATATCACCGTCTTTTCCAGTTGGACCCGTTGGACCCGTTGGACCATCTTTTCCCGTTGGACCCGTTGGACCCGTTGGACCCCCTTGTCTAGGAGAGGGTACAAACGGGTTGATGCTGCGCGGATTACATCCAACAATACAATTTTGTGTATTTGAATATTGCTCTGTATGTTTTTTCGTATTTGTTGGCATAAATATCACGTATACAATGAAATGTGATATTTATACGGGTGATTCTCATATAATAACTAAAAATCCGTCTAGAAAGGAGTTTCTAAATGACTCCCTATTTAGAGACCTCCTGGGAAACCAACAAGATTGGCGCCAATACCGAAACCGGCACCACCACGAGCAGAAGAGCCCATGCTAGGAACAAAGACGTCGAGGACGGCGAATGTGGCGGCGGCGGTGAGGGCGATGATAATTACCTCCTCGGCCTTGAGAGATTGCTTGGGGATGGCGTAAGCGGCAATAGCCACCATAAGACCCTCCACCAAATACTTGATTATTCTTTTGACAAGTTCTTGGACGTCAAACATTGCGCTCATAATATATATATAACAATACGAAAAAAAATGTATAAAAGAATTCTCCTGGAAATTACTTAAATACGATTGTCATTACATATATATACACGATGACGGAGTTTGAACGTAAGACACTCGCCAATGGTGAAAATAACCCTAAATATGTGGATGTATTGGACGAAGATGAAGGAATTGCGGGCCAGCGATTTTCTTGCATGTCCTTTCTTTCCCCCGACAAACTTCTCGAGAAACGCGAACTTTTCCTATTCGACAAGTTCGTTCAGGAATTTGATTTCACTAAATCCATGTCAAAGTTCGGTGATTTTATTAATTTCGCCAGCTATAAATATAACCTAAACGTGGAGAAAGTTTTTGCAGATTTCAATGAATTCTGTAAAGAGGAGGAGGAACGCCTAAAGTCGGAGTCTGTTACCGAAGATTTCCAGAATTTTTTGGATAAGAACGAGGATAGTTTGACTGCCAAATTTCAGTCAGAACACGCGTTCCAAACCTCTGTTCGTGGTCTGAAGAGCCGTGGTAACTTTTCCACACAAGAAGAGGCCGAGATGCACTGCAAGAAGTTGCGCGAGAAGGATCCAAGTCACGATATCTTTGTAGCACCTGTCGGTGTATGGCTACCGTGGGATCCCAATGCGTACAAGACCGGTCGCGTGGAGTTTATGGAGGAGGAACTCAACAAATTGCACCAGGAGAAGATGAAGAATGAGAAGAAGGCCAAAGAGGAGTTCGATAAACGTATTAAGGATACCAAGCGCAAGGCCATTGAAGAGAATATTAAAAAGGCAGAGGAATCTGGTAACAAGTTAACGCAAACTATTAATGAAGATGGTGAGTTGGTGGGTGTTCTTGACAATGTGGATTTCGAGAGTCGTGATGTGGCGGACGAAGACGAGCGTAAAGCACATGAAGAGTCTGTTTTTGAAAACCAAAAAGCCCAATCAGCAGATATGGGTGCGGCAGATATTCGAGATGATATGTAAAAAAAGGGAACCCATGGTTCCCTTTAGAACCCTCCTTTCAGGTGAGGTTTTGGGGTGAGGTTTTGGGGTGAGGTTTTGGGGTGAGTTTTTGGAACCCGATTCATGTAATAAAAACAATTGTGTTTTTATGACATTTCTAAAAATAGTGAATATGTATATGGTTCAATCTAATACCCTTTGTTATACATAACCATACCTAAATACAGACTACAAACGGCCCCAATCATTTCCATAATATAAATCTTTGGAGAAATAGCATGTGAATACATATGGGTCATTAAGATTAGTCCACCCAACCCGTAGATAAAGAAAAAGGCAGATGGTATCACCATTTTAACACCCTTGAACTGTTTGTAAAGCAAAAATACAAACGCACACGTAATCAAAAACAAACCAACCTTATGCTGATTGAAATACATGGTTTCAATTATATTATATACATAGATTTTTTCTATTCACATGAATCGCCGTCATGTGAATAGCTTGTTCCAGAGGATCAATATTACACAAATGTCGTTTTAGAATCCTTCGAAGTTCATTTTCCATATATTTGACTAACCTGTCTGTTTTGTAAAACGGTTTATACACCCATCCCATACAGCCACCTTTATTCCGAATCATTTTGGCTTTATTTACACGCAACGGTAAATAAATATAATAATCGCACCACATCAGACCGGTTAGTATGGTTTTTTCCGTAAAACCTGGATATGCGCGTAAATTTGACGCGACACAATCATCCATTTTCTCGCGTATTGTTTTGAGGAAATGGATTCGCAAATTATCCTGTACGGTTTTGAAAATATGATGTTGCATACGTATACAAATGGATACACGAAATTCTTTGTATTGGGTGTTTGTATCGACCCCCATTCTATCATATCTCCCCACTTTTGTTTATGCGAAAATTATGTGGATGGTATCGTCGGTATTTCGGCAAGTAAATAGGTGAATAAATAGTATTTAATTTCTTCGATTGACAGGGGTTTGTACGCAAACGCGATATATTTGAAGAATAAATATTGAAAAGTGACAATACATCCGCTAAATACGACGTAATGGGTCCCTATTTTACATATTTTGCGTAAATAAGAAGGGGTGATGTTTTCAACGATTTCTCGACTTTCGATATCTTCGTTATCCATTGATGTCTTTCGATATCTTACCATTTCTATATCATCTATTTGTGGTTCAGACAATACGGTTACCACGCCGGTTTGTTTACCTTTGCGATCCTTATATCTAGAATAGGAATTTTGAATGACAAATACGAGCATGCTAAATCCGGCTAGCGCCCCCCAATACATAATGGATGTTTTGAATAATTCCGCATTTTGTTCCTCGCGCTTCGCAATCCCTCGCAGATTATTTTGATATAAATCCTCCTGCATTTGAGACGTTTGATTCGATAATAACGACTGGATTTGCGCGGGATATAATAATTCAGGAAGACGAATTTTATCATTGACAACTTGTATCATTCCAAAGTCATTCATCATTCCGTTATCGATTGACGGTTGAATATCTAGGATTCCCTTATCGCTATCAAACAAAGAAGAATCTAATATCCGTTTTATGTAATGCAAAAACATTTCGGTTTCTTTCGGTCCGATATAATAAAAAAAAAAGGAAATTTCTAATAAGGCAATACCCGATACATGAAAAAATATTTCATACATAGTTATATAGTGCGTTTATTTTATACTGTTGGGAAAAATTCCCAGTCTAAATCTCCACTCACCTTTTTCCATATCATATCTTGCTCCAGTTGTTTTTCACGATCCTTCATCATGGGAATAAAGGGGAGATATTGGGTTTGGTCCAAGAGGACACATAATTGGTAAAGAGTATAGGTATAATTGAAGAAATTGGTGCGATTCGGGGGACAATGGACGGCCCATGGTTTCTGAATTTCGATAAAAAGGACACACAGCGTCTCGTGTAATTCCTCATTCATGACGGGTGGTTTGATACCAAAGAGCGAGTTTATATATTGGATGTGCTCGAAATATTTATTCAAGCCCAATTTCCGCAAAATCTCGCGCATTTTATCGTAATTAATCTCTTTCATGTCGGTAATACGCTCTTTCTTGATGCGCGCCTTGATCTGGTCGATGACCTCTTCCGGTATTTGTGTCGTCTCTTTGGCTTGGAATTGCGAGAGTATTTCTTTGAAATGATTCAGCCGAATGTAGGCCGTGTAAGATACTTCATTCGGAGGTTCCTTGTTATTGGGTTTCGAACTATCGATGACATGTGTAATGAACCGTCCACATTGCATATTGTTACAAATCATTACCCCCTCGTCTTCTTGGGGCACCATTTCCCCCTTTTCGCATACCTCGCATAAATCGCAATTTACATAGCAATCTTGTATATTCGTGAATTCCTTGTTGACATTATACCAATAATCCTGGTATAATTTCTTGGATTGGACGTATTTCGACGTATCTTGACGGTCCGGATTGTTGGATTTCACCTTGAAGAAGGAGTTTAGAACATTGACGTTTTGTGACGGTTCTCCTGAGGAAATTTGTTTCTTGGATTCGAAATAATCGAAAATATGTTTTGAGTTATCCAAGAAATAGGTTTGGTGTTCTTTTTCATGGAGTTTTACCTGTTTTTTCTTTTCTTTTATCTGGTCTTTGCATTCCATAATCGCATCGGTGCGCGTTTTAGGAAGTATTTTGAGTTGGGTCTTGTGTTGTTCTATTTCTTCGTGTAATTGAGGAATCGTGTGTGTTTCAAGTCTTTCGAAATAGGCTAACATCTCACTGTGTTTTTCATCCAGGGAGGTCAATTGCTTTTGTTGGTTTTTCTTTGACATATACAGAAAGTTTGGATTGTATATTTAACTAATTTGTTCGGGAATTGATATTGTTTTATCGAGGAGTATTATATAGTAATTTATAAATATGGCTCAAGTTATTCCACAACGAAATGATATGAACTTATTTTATCAGAATGGTCCATCAGTGAATTTATTTGGATATACGCCATATCCTTTTGAGACAGTAGCAGCAGCAGCAGCACAAGCAGCAGTAATGTCGGTTATTGCAACTGTGGCTATCATGTTATGCGGGATTGCACATATGGAAGCTTGGCACGATCATCATAATATATTAAATCTAAATGAAACGGATATACAGAATAATGTTGTGGCATATACACCTGCATCTTGCCAAGTCGGAACCAGCAAACCCCAGGTGAGCGAACCCAACTTCTTGTATTCGGTGTTGAAATTCAATCAGGGGACTAATCCCGCCAAAAATTTCTATAGACCCGGATATATTTATGATATATATCGAGATAACGACCATAACCTTCCCGGTGCTGATCCCACTGCTACATATAACGCATGGCTCGAACAATTTGACCAAGAATTACGAAATAGATATATTATTTGTAGCGTGACATTAGATAAAAATCCCACACAAAACAATGATAACGAATATTCAAAAATTCAAGCTTGTTTTGTAAAAAATGATATAGATGCAGATCTTTTTATATGTCGAGATGTTGCTTATGGAAATGTTGCATATGATATTCGTCGATGGGGGAGAGATACGACCGTGTATAACGTACAAACCAGCGAGGGCGTTTATGACCCGGGTCCAAGTATCAGTTATTTGTCGGATACAGGAATAAAGTGTGGATATCAAGATGTTGCCGATGTCATTGGTGTTTCGGTACCCCCAAAACTTTTGAGTGTACCGACTCCAGTACCAGGGGATAATGGAACTCCGCTGGCGAAGGGAAAGTCAAGATACGGTTTATTTAATGATTCGATTGCAAACGAAAATACAACCGTATATTCAGCATTTACCGGTAATCTAATGGTATCACCCGAGGAAATGATGTTTTCTCAATTCAAGAGTCAATTATTTGGTGAAAATTTGGCTCAGGATATTTATGCTGCTGCTGGTGCTGCTGCTGGTGCTGCTGCTGCTGCTGGTGCTGCTGTTACAATTACTAAAGCTACGACCAAACAGATCATTGATTCGTCACAGGTTAATTTAGTGGTTGAATACGGTCAGGATCAAGGACAAAAAAGACTATATTTAGTCACTAAACATTCATCGTCCAAGGCTACCAGTATGTTAAATTTACCGTTTATATGCTCTTGTCTAAAGTATAGTGCGGCGGTTGATGCAATCGATATAGCATCTGCATCATACTATTTTCCAAATTATTTAATGGTTAATCAATCTGGACCATTGAAAATCATGACAAAAAAATTTGGTGATAGTGGTATTGCATTACAAACATTACGCGATCAATTTGATTTTTTTAGTTTTGAACCGATTAACGCCCAACCGAATGTAAATCTGGTACCTAGAAAAAGTAATGGCATTCACTGTTTTCTGAGTTACGATCAGGTTGCGATTGGTGCGGCATTAGAATATGGGTGTCCGGTCGTAATGTATAATGTAAATGATGTGGGCGGAGTAGCCGGCGGAGTACTACTATTTATTAGTAAAAAGATACAGAATAAATTTTCGAATCCAGATAATATTCGAATAGAATTAAATTATAAAATAATAAAGGCTCAAGCTTCAGTTGATCCAGAAGCGATACAAGTACAATACGCAGAAGCGGTTGGGACGCCGGCTGTGCAGGGTTTATGGAATAACCAATACAATCCGACTTCGGTGCCAGGCATAACTGCTACCCTTAGAACTCTGGAAACCGATATGAATAAAATGCAGACGACATTATCCGGTTGGAACTCGTCGAGGCAAAACGCACAATTCGATATATGGTATCAAAATTATTTGAGATTGGGATCGATAATAGCCAAACACACGAGTCGTCTTAAGGCAGTAGTGAAATTAAAAAATATTTTTGAAACAAACTACGCACAAATAAGTAACACAGGCATGGCTGCTAATGCTATTGCGACTAGTGATGTGATTATTGAATATGCTAATAATGGTAATGCTGCTGATGTTATTGCTAATGCTGCTATTGCTGCTATTGCTATTGCCAATGGTAATGTTGCTGCTGCTGCTGCTGCTGCTGCTGCTGCTGCTGCTGCTGTGATTGATGGTAATGATGTAAATTTAAACAACGCTTTTGTTAATGCCGTTGCTGCTGCTGCGATTGATGGTAATGATCGTAATCTTAATTCGAAAGTATCTAACGTTATATTAACAGTAATATTAGAGAAGATAAATGCAGTAATCCAATTAACGTCTCAAATTAATAAAATTAATGATACACTAAAAATTATTAACGATGAATTAATCTTGGAGAGGGGAGCGATTATTCATGATCCGAACAATGGAGATATGATTAAAAGTTTTAATAAAAAGGTTAAGTTTACACATGATAAAATATTAGATCGATGTAACCCATTTATGGGACTAGGTAAAGCACAACGAGGAAGAAGCTTTGTTAATAAGTTGACCAGTTGTAATGGCACCGACCCAAATGCGGTTGAATTAGGTTTGGTTATCATAAAACAATGTTTCGATAACTTAAATGGTGATTTGTATCTGAATAGGTTTCAAACAGAGATCCAGAAATTATTCAATACTTTTTATAACGTAGCTGACAAGAAGGGTTTGAAACCCAATTATAAATTAGCATTAACCGGAATTCCCGACGATTATAAGGATAAATTTATGGGCCAACCACTATTAGATCAATATAATAATGATACTATGATATTTGGAGGTAGAGAAGCAGTACTAGAAACAAATGCACCAAGCACAAAAGGACTAATACAAGAACCAGTAACAATACCCACAAAAGGACTAATACAAGAACCAGTAACAATACCCACAAAAGGACTAATACAAGAACTAGTAACAATACCCACAAAAGCACGTGCAGTAGAATTAAAAACACAAAAACAAGAAGCAGCACAAGCACCCGTACCAACAGCAGAAGAATTAACAAAACAAGAAGCAGCACAAGCAGAAGAATTTAAAAAACAAAAAGAAAAAATGAAAGAGTTATTGTCGAAAGTGAATGCATCGATAACGATAATGACAGACGGCACTAAACCGAAAATGGTTGATGCAAAAACATTGCAGGATAAGGCAAAAGAAAGCATAACATTAGCCATAAAAGAAAACTCATATGCAGAGTTATCGGACGCCCAAATTGCCACATATGAAAGAGCAGATTCTATGGTAAAGGGATTAGACGCATTGAAAAATATATTAGAAATGGTACAAAAATTTATACAGGTTGAAGGAACCAAATATATAGAGCATAGTAACAAACCAGACTCCTATGAATTTTTACAAGCACGTATGTGTTTATATCAAGTATTTTTCGTAAGTTCATTTTTACAAACACTCCATCAATATCAAACGACAAAGACTACGAAAAAACAAATAAAAGATAGTAAATCAGAAAAAACAGATGGTAAATCAGGTGGAGGTGAAAGATCAAATATACAAATAGGTGGGCTGGGACTGGTTAGGCAGGCGACATTTATAGCGAAATTTAGGATGAATCCTGCTATCAATGGGCTGCCATTTTTACCATATGTAACGAATGATCTTTTTACATTCAATATGGAAGCCACCCCGGGGAAGCTTGAGTGTAAGCAAAAGGTACGGGGTATACTTTCGAATAACCCTCTATCTACAGTATACTTTCGAATATGGCTCCCCGATGATGGGGATAACTTGTGGAATTTTAGTATGTATGATACTTCAACGGGAGGACACAATTTATCGCTGTCTGAACGGCCCAACCAATCTACATATGAATGGGATGAGTTTGAAGTAGCTGATTGGTTTAATAAAACATTTATATTTGCCTATGGATATGTGATGACCATGACAGATTACGATGCGATCATCAATCCCATGGTTACAACCGAAATCAACACCGAAAGTACAAAACTTAAAGACGACGATATTTTGGAAGCAACATTCCTGCCCCCGCGGGTGAGTAACGATCAGGGAACAATAGAAGAACTTGATATTATAAACACCACTCCTGATGAAGGTGGGGATATTTTGGAGATGATATTTGGAGAAGAAGATAGTCAAAAATATTTAATTAGTCTTGCTAAAAACGAGGATTTATATCATTATATTGCTATATTAGCAAATGCTACTCAAGTTATAAGAGAACACGTCCTGGTAACCCGACCAGCCAGTTTCTCGGTAGTACCCACTATTATCGGAGAAAGATCTTGGTTGGTGGGTCAGGATATCATCAGTATAGAGCACCATTTACGTGGTTTCCTGTCTGCTGGGGGTGGCGCTACACCCGCTCAATTAGACACATCCAATTTAGTCCAGCAAGAAGTAGTCGGCGGAAAAAAAAAAACAAAAAGGACCAAAAAGAGGCGCAATAAAAGGAAGCACACGAAGAAGATGAAATTCCGCAAAGCGCCCAAATCAAAAAAACACAGGAAAACAAAACGGAAAGGGAATAATCATCACCCCCTCTCCTAGAGTATCCCTCATTATTTCTCTCTATACAAAGTATAGCATGAAATCGAATCGTATGAAATACGGACAGGGTGTCGTTATGATACTTGTCGTCGTGCTAGTCTTGGTAGCAATGCGTTGGTTCTATCTTCATATGCCTCGCACAGCGATAGATGTGGAGGAATCCTTGTTACGTAAAGTGGTCAAGTCGGGAAAATATGTAGGTGAAGCCATATATAGTCCAACGCCCCTTTATCCCAATGGTTTAGTCACATCTAACGTTTTAGAGATTACAGAAAACGCAGATGAGAAAAACATCCAATACACAAATGAATTGGTGGCACGTGATCGAAAAACCGACGAGATTCATTATAAAGCGGTCCGAAAAGGAAAATATTTTTATAAACCAAGTCACGGTACCAATCTATTCAATACTTCCGAGTCATACATAGACGGACGGGTTGTCTCTACTAGTCACGGATATGCGACTGCGAAAACCGATAATTCAATCGATTTTACAGTGAATTCGGCATGGCACGTAATCGATGATGAATATATAAATGCAAAGAAGGATTTGAGAAGAGAGGGTGATGTGCTTTATGGAGATTTTACACACCCCACCTTTTTCGGAGGAAGTGCATTGACCTTTATGGAGAAGTATACGATGATAAAGGGATAAAGGGATAAAGGGATAAAGGGAACAATTGGTTCCCTTTAAAACCCTCCTTTATGTGAAGGGGGGTAAGGGAATGATCGAAGGAGGGAATGATCGAAGGAGGGGTTTTAGTTTATACGATTTGTATAATTTCAAATCGTATATAAATAATGCCAGCTCAAGAAACACTCACTTCGGAAGTTCCATCATCATTAAATCCGAAACAGATTCAGGTGATGGCCTTTTTAGCAAATGCCTTGGAAAAAGGTTGGACGGTGAAAAAGCGCGATAGCGAATACATATTTTCCAAAAAGCATGAGGGGAAAAGGGAAGTCTTCCAAGAAAATTATTTAGAAACATTTATTCATTCGAATTTGGATATGGATATTCTCAAAAAGGAATGAATATAGGTTGTAAATATATATGGGTCTATTTAGGAAAAAGACTAATACTCGCAAAAAACGCAATGGAGTTACTCGCAAAAAACGCAATGGAATTACTCGCAAAAAAACAAGATCTTCACGAAAAAGACGTGGTGGAGAATCTTCTATGAAAGGGACTCCGTCCCAAAGTCAATCAATGAATAAAGTTTCACCATCTAACTCGCATAATAGTGATAACTTATCCCGGTTTGATGGATCACCTAATTACAAAACACCTTCACCAATAAAACCTTCATTGATGAGGAGAGGACCGAATCCAAACAATCCTTATAGAAAAGGAGGTCCGGGTCCTAAGAAAGTTTAGCGGCAAATGATTGTAAAATTGAAGACCAGTCATATTTTTCATTTAATATTTTGCGACTAAGTATTCCATGATTTTCTCTTAATGATGGATTATCGTAATATTGTATCAATGCATTTGTAAAATCAAGTGTAGAACAAATCTCCAAATATCCCCCATGATAATCGAGGCTATTTGGGACATAAATTTCGGAAATAGGTTGTATTGGCATAGAAAAATCCGGATTGAAAATATCACTTAATCCCCCAACATTACTAATAATTTGGGGTTTTCCGAGAGAGCCGTGCTCTAGATTGCATAACCCAAATCCTTCTCCCATGCATGTATTCATGCCAATATCGCAGGCATTATATAAATAATTTAGTAATTCATCTGTCATGGATGCGTCTTTTGGGTAACGATAAAAATGATGATTCACCACAGTATCATAGGGTAGTTGATGTTTAATGCATGAAATTTTGATTAAATTTTGGATATTGTATCCGGGTTGGGTTGGGCCTTCATGGAGATTCATATTCAAAAACATTTTGATTTTCGGATTCATCTGTTTCCTTTTTAAAAAAAGGACAAATGCGTCGATAGTTTTATCAATACATTTTCGATAATTATTTCGATTTGAATTCAATACAATAAAATCATCCCTTCCCAAATTTAATTTTTCGCGCGCAATATGTTTTTCGACGGGGAAAAAAATGGTTTTGTCTATTCCGTGGTATAAAAAATCGATTTTATTTTCGGACACACCCATCTCCATTAAATTCTGTTTCCAACATTCGCTAAAAACGATTATTTTATCAGAAAATCGGTCAACATGCTCTATTAAATCTATTTTTTCATAACGATAAACCAAATCTAAATACACGATTAATTTAAAATTTTTTTGAATATTTAGTTTCATGAAATTATTAAATATACGACTGATAACAATAATATCGTTATAAATCAATACCATATCGGGTTTTACCTGTTGAATATATTTACATATGACATTGACGCCATAAAGTTCGTTATCGATTTCTTCTTTTGCCGCATCGATTAAGGTAATATTGGGGTGAATATTGCGAGAACAGTTTTCGATATTGTTAAAATTGGAAATGCCAATGTAATAAATATCGTGACCCAGTTCGGCAAGAAAGTTGGATAAAATGTTTGCGATTCGAGAATAACCGATACCTAAATCGGGATAAGATGCAAAGAAAATGATTTTCATATGGATCCGAGTCGTCTTTATAGAGATAAATAAGACAACTTTAAGTGGTTTCGAGTCGAATCGACGTTTCAAATACGTTTTTTCTGAAAATGATAGAATCAAAATATTGGTATCACTAGCATAATGCTAAGGACCCCAATATTTTGATTAACAAAAAAACGGAAACGCCTAAAGAAATCAAGTCGTTTCCCAAAATAAAGAGTAGAGAAGCTGCCGGTATTTATTTAGTCAAAGTTCGAATGTCATTTTCAAAATCCCCGAAAAAATCATTGCCCTAACATTTAGGCATTTTGTTTTTTTCTGTCCTAATGGCTTTGTGCGATTATTTCTGTAAATATGCAGTGTTTTTGTGTATAAACCTGTTAATTTATGCATACAACGTGCTGTATAAACGGTTTGCGTAAATTAACCCGTAAAAAGTGGATATAAAATGCATTTCTCTGAAATTATTTTCTAAGAGTAACATATAAAATGGCTGGAGCACTCATGCAACTCGTCGCCTATGGCGCACAAGACGTTTTCCTTACTGGCACACCCGAGATTACTTTCTGGAAGGTGTCTTACAGACGCCACACCAACTTTGCTATGGAGTCCATCGAGCAGACCTTCTCCGGCCAAGCCGATTTCGGTCGCCGTGTGACATGTACCATCAGTCGCAATGGTGATTTGTGCTACCGCACTTATCTCCAAGTCACTCTTCCTGAGATCAACCAGTCCATGAAGGGTACCACTGGCGATGTCTATGCCCGCTGGTTAGATTTCCCCGGAGAGCAGCTCATCGCTCAGGTTGAGGTCGAGATTGGAGGTCAACGCATTGACCGTCAATACGGTGACTGGATGCACATCTGGAACCAACTTACCATGCCTGCCGATCAAATTCGCGGTTACTTCCAGATGGTTGGTAACACCACCCAACTTACCTACATCACCGATCCTACCTTCGCTGATATCAGTGGACCTTGCGCCGCTGCCGGTGGACCTACCCAGGTTTGTGCCCCTCGCAAGGCCCTTCCTGAGACCACCCTTTACGTTCCCCTTCTTTTCTGGTTTTGCCGTAACCCCGGACTTGCTCTTCCTTTGATCGCCCTTCAATACCACGAGGTCAAGATCAACATTGACTTCCGTCCTATTGGTGAGTGCCTATGGGCCGTCAAGACTCTTGAGTGCGCTCCTGGTTCCGGTCCTCAATCCGTTTCTGCTGCTTACCAACAGTCCCTTGTTGCCGCTTCTCTTTACATCGACTATGTCTTCCTTGACACTGACGAGCGTAGAAAGATGGCACAGAACCCCCATGAGTACCTCATCGAGCAACTTCAGTTCACTGGTGACGAGTCTGTCGGTTCCTCTTCCAACAAGATCAAGCTCAATTTCAACCACCCCTGTAAGGAGCTTATCTGGGTCGTCCAACCTGATGCTAACGTAGATTACTGTGCTTCCCTCGAGTGCGGTCAAACTCTTTACAAGACCCTTGGCGCCCAACCTTTCAACTACACTGATGCCATTGATGCTCTTCCCAACGCCGTTCACGCTTTCGGTGGACCCGAACAGACCTCTGGTTCTGATGCCTTCATCACCAGTGCCGGTCTCTTCCAAGATCCCGGAGCTGCTGGAGGTGCCGATGGAACTGGTATCAACTACGCCGGAACTTTCGCTCCTGCCACTGGTCCTAACGGTGCCGGTGTCGATGAGGGTTCCTTCGTCTCTGATGCCGGTACATTCGTCCTTTCCGAGACCGCTCTCGATATGCATTGCTGGGGTGAGAACCCTGTCGTCACTGCCAAGCTTCAGCTTAACGGCCAAGACCGTTTCTCTGAGCGTGAGGGTACTTACTTTGACGTCGTCCAACCTTTCCAACACCACACACGTACCCCCGATGCCGGTATCAACGTGTACTCCTTCGCCCTTCGCCCTGAGGAGCACCAACCTTCTGGCAGCTGCAATTTCTCCAGAATCGACAATGCTACCCTTCAGCTTGTCCTTTCCAGCGCCACTGTCGGTGGTACTGCCACTGCTAAGGTCCGTGTTTATGCTACCAACTACAATGTGTTAAGAGTCATGTCAGGCATGGCGGGAGTAGCTTATAGTAACTGATCAAATTGCGTGACCTACATTTTCATTATAATCATTAAAATGGGTTTTACCCACAAAACCAAAATAAAAAATATAAAAGGGTTCGCCCACAAAACCAAATAAAAAATATAAAATTAATTTATAAATTTGTTATAAATTAATAATCATATCAACTCAATTATTCGTTATTTCCTTTTTATTTTTTCTATATTCAGCTAGCTCTTTTGCCCTTTCTTTTTTGTATTCTTCATCATCATATTTTTCTTTCAACTTTTGGCGTTGTTTTTGTTTTCTAATACGCGCTATTTCACGTTTTTCTTCATGCGTTTTTTTATTCGTATTTTTTACAATATTTTTTGATGTTTTATGTGTTTTACTTATAATTATGGTAGTTTTCACTTTAATTTTACATTTCAAATATATATCGGACATTTTTTTAAATAAATCGTCCAATTCCATATCTTTTTTTATAAAATTACAACTCCAACAACACGGTTTTACATTCGACATTGTATATCCCAAATTATTATCAATACGATCAATGCCATTTTTATATTTTTCACATGATTTTCTACCACATAAATAACATTGTGAATTTACAATTGTATTATATTCGTCTTTTGCCAACTCAAATAGTAACGATTTTTTTTCAGCGCGGGTTTTATAACTATTATAACATGCTGAATCAGTGTCGCAAAATTCCTCCGTAAAATAACGTCCATTGATTTTGTTATTATATGTTAAAATATGTTCGATTCGTTTCAAAAACACATCGACCGGCAAAGAACATTTCATATAATTACAAATTTTACAACAACTCACGCAATTATCCATAACATAACCTATATTTGAATCTAATCTATCAATACCATTGAATCCGCGCTCTTGTATAACATTACAGTAATGACACGGTTCCTTTACAGTTTTATTGAATTCTTCCTGGGAAATTTCAAAAATTAGGTTTTTATCTCTTGCACACCGAATATAATTTGAATAATGAATTATTACATTTTCAATGCGCTTTTGATTATTTGATTCTTTTTTATCTGGGTTATTTTCTCTCCACCGTTTCGCGTTTCTTGCGTTTTGTTCTAGATATTCGCCGATATCTTCATCAATCCGACGTTGTCGGTGATTCATGCAATATATAACAACTTTTTCGTAATTTGCTTCCTTCCAATCAGCCTTTTTCGCAAGCCTTTCGGGTTTCTTTTCGGAAATACGAGCTAATTCATTGCGATGTTTTTTATCGCGATTTTGATCGTGATATTGACATCTTGTTCTACATATTTTACAGGTCTTCGTCGATTCTCCCTTTTCGCCAACAAAATTATCGCACGAAAACTCTTTACAACATGTCCCACATGTTTGATGTGTGTCTGTCTTTATCGCGGTTTTCGCATTTGCTCTACGATTTTTATCTTGGACCCTCTCCTTTTGCAAACAACCTTGACAACGTGTATATTGATAATCTGTGTCAAGTTGGACTCTACATCCACGAACATATTGTTTGCAAACCTTTTTACCAAGCGCGACAGTTTCATTCACAAATATACATATTTGGTGTTTTTTGCAGTAAATATTTTCTTCAGAACGTTTGAATACACATCCCTCGTTCGCGCATAAAATAACGTTTTCGCGATTTCGTTGAACGGTGTTCTTTCCTCTATCGCGACAAGACGAACATGTCTTACCTTCGGGTATATAATATGACTTCTTGCACCCAGAACAGATTTGTAAGTTCGATAACATTTCCTCTGTATAATCACCCATATAATCATGTTTTTTACAAAAACGAGTGTCATTGATAGCATTACATCTACACCCCTTCAAATTTCTATCTATTGCCAAGCATTTGATCATTATGATAATATATATTACTTACATATATTATCTTTAAGTAATTTCGTTATTAAACAATAGTTCCTAAATATTCTCCTCGTTTTGTTTTTCATCTATTTCATTTTTGAGTTTTGCCTTTTTTTTCAAGTAGGCTTGTCTATTATATTCTTTTCTTTGTTCGGATGTAGGTTTATAATCACTTTTATAATTCGTTCGCTGTTGATATTCTTTTGTTCGCTGTTGTTCTTTTTCCTTATTTCGTTCATAATATTCTCTTCTGCTCGCAGGTGCGGTATATTTTTTGAGATGTTCTTTGGTGGCTTGTAATTCTTCTTCTAATTTCGCATTACGTTCTTCCAGTTCCTTAATTCTAGCATCTTTATCCATTGTTATACTGTATAGTGAAAAATGTTTAAATAATTTGTGTAAATATACTATACGCCCAAAGATGAATTCGTATCAACTCAACCATACATTTGACCGTGTGAATATCGCAAAAAAACAAGAGGAATGGAGAATAAAACAGTTCAATATATTTTATGGTTCAGGAAGACCCATATTTAACATTTGCGAAGAAACAGAACATTTACGATTTCACCGAAGTCCATCCCACACAAAAGATGCGAACATTCGCACATGCATAGGTAAAGAAACAACTAATACAATAAGTAAATAAGTCATATAAAATTGAATGATTTTTTGCGCGTAATTGATTTTATACAAACACTTTATAGTAAGAATGGACGCAGCACAACAGTATATCAAATATCAAAATAAAAAAAAAAAACGTGCGAAATCAAAAAAGCCAATCGAAAAAAGTGCAGATACAGAATATATAACATCAAATCTTTCACAGTTGGAATGTGAATGGTTTTCGAGACTTTGTCCTAATTTTACTGAAACGCGTCATATATATGAAAAAAAACCGAATTAATTGGTGTAACTGGTAATTTTCTGGTATAACAACAAAACTATATCCCCAATAGTATTTGTGCCATAATTAACGTTGGATGATTTGTGATGTTTCCAATGAAATTCACTATAATGTATATTTTTGTATCCCGAATGGTCGATCACAACGCTAGTGGTAGCTATCATAAACCATAAATTAGTTATAAACCAATTAGAACCCGTTATGATTGGTGGTATTAAAAAGGATGGTAAATTAACCAGCATAAATTCGACAGGATGTGTGTATGCCGCCGCCAAAGCACATGTATTCGTCCATTCATGATGAACTTTGTGAATTTTTGAATATAGTATAAAATGCGACCAATAATGCATATAATAAAAAATAGATTCCCCTAATAATCCGTTAACTCCCAATTTAATAATATCAATATACTCAATGGATTCAAATAAAATAGTGTTATTTCGCCATTTCCATACAGGAATTAACATATACATGATTGGTAAACTAAAACAAAATTGCAAATATAAAACATGATAAAACGTTTTTTTATACAACATCCAATCTATATTTGTATCAATTCGTTGGGATAAATCTCCGTAATAATCGCGTAAAAAGTAATATCCTGAAATGGACCAATATACAAAAAAAGAACATGCAAATGGGATGGTTACATATGTATTGATATCACTCATATTATAAAAATAATAAACGTTCTCTTTAATACAGTAAAAAACAGTATTTACACTAGTATCCGGACATCCGACCCCTCATCTACCCCCACACTCTCTCGCATCGCGTACATACATGTTTAATTCGGCGATAGTTTTTCGTTTGGTTTTGTTGTATTGTTCGAGTATATTGTCAATTTTCTCTCTGTTATCGGGATTTTCGTATTTTTCTTTCAAAATGTTGGTCCAATCGAATACAAAATGGTCGAAACGGAACTGATCTTCTCGTTCAAAATTCCATTTCCAGGTGTATGTCGTTTTTCCATTCTGTCGATTTCCGTACATAGTAAAGTATTGGGGGTCTCGTCGATGTAGGCATGTGAATTGATGTATGTATTCTGTTCTATCATCTTCGTCTTTATCTTCGTACTCTTCGTCTTTATCTTCCTCTTCCTCTTCTCTCATAAACGCAAGCATGTATTTGCGAGTGGGTTCGTTTGGATATAGTGCACAAAATATATTGTCTTCAGGAAATTCGACCTGGTAGGTGTAAACCAAATCTACCATCGCATTTTCAGCACATTTGAGTCGATTTATGTATCCCCCGATAATGACACCAAGGGATTTCGACAATTGTTTCCACTTTCTTTCCATAATTGGTTGGTTCTTTTGATACTTTATTCATTACAATGAAAAGCCTTTCAATTTTACGACCGATCCTTGGCAAATGTTTTCTCGAAAAAAACATATAAATACATTATTGGGTTGGTTATATAATATACATGTCATCAATCAAACACAAAACGCAGAATGGACTGTTAATGGATAATCTCATGGCTTTTTACAAGAACAAGGACCATTTGACTTACATGATGAATGTCATTGGAGGAGATACACATATTTCATTGCGAATCGTGGATTGGTTTGTTACAAATTACGCAAAGAAATATTATACGGTATACGATTTGACATCTTTAGATGGTGACCGCACATCCCGTTTCAAGGTATACAACGATTACAAACTGAAGTTAAAGGCTTACTCAAAACGTAGATTTGACCCATTTTGTCGATGGGAACGCATACGAATTCCTTACGATGATGATAATTATATGGAGACCACCATCGGTCAATTGAATTTTTTCAAGTGGGCCATCGAACATAAAATTGTGGATTTTATTAAAGAGAATTACGACGATATTGAGCGTGACATGAATGACCGAAATAGTATTTCCAAGAAGAAACAGAGTTTAAATACACACGAAACAACCAATATTACATTGCAAAATGATAATGGCAAGACCCGTAAAAAGCGAGAGGAGTTGTCTATTTCGGCATGCAAATGCATCAAAAAGGAAAATGTGAAAATCGTGGTGTCGTTTCATGATTAGTATATACTCTATTTCTTTGTACGATTCTCCAAGACACAAAGTCCCACGCCCAAAGTACCAACTTGTTGACAATGCGGGCATTTACAGAACCCTTTCCCTCCTCGCCATGTTTCTTCACAATACGCGTGCAATATTATATTGCAACTATAACATCGGACCAAATCAATGGATTCAACTGGGTCCCAGCAAACTAAGCATGTTTCTGTATTATTGCTCGATGTGTTATTTCCCATTATAATTGTAATATTATACCCACCATTTAATATGTAATATATTAGATCAATTTTATAAATTCGAGTTATTACATATTAAAACAATTATAACATCTATAAATATAGATGTTATTACTTTTAAGAGGACACATTCGAAATAGTTTTGATAGCAAAGATTTGTATCTCTTTATCGAGCAGTTATATCGGATAGATTCCTCACTCAAAATATATATACATACATGGAATATTCTTCAAAATAATATTAGTTGGAGAGATGTCGATATGAATATTACACCTGTATCAAAAGAAATGATACATGAATATTTCGGCCAGTTTTCAAATTTGATTCAACATATTATCATAGATGATGACACGAAGATTCAATTGCACGGGAATACAAGTGGGTATGTAAGTTCCGGTAAAATGCCATTAATCGGTTGGAAAAATTATTGGTATGGAAAATATGAACTTATTAAATACGTGAAAGATGCGATTGGACCTATGGATAATTCCATGGTTATCAATATGCGTTTCGATTTATTTTCCAATCCGAATTTTGGCGTAATAAAATACGATATACAACCAGTTGTCGCTTTTATAAAAACCTATTTTCAGAGTAAACTTGTCAAGAATGAATTTATTTACGATTATCCTGAATGCAATATTGATAATATTTATATCGGTCTAATAAAGAGTCAATATCAATTAATCTCACAATTTCATTATTTACTTGATAGTATCATGAAGTTGTATGGTAATATACACAATCAGGAAAAATATGTTTTTATGGTAAATAGTGATTTGAGCTCCAATGCATAAATCAACTATTCTTTTTCCCACGTAAATATATAGAATGGAAAAATATCATCGTGTGTTCGATATATTTTTATTTTGCATTTTACTCGTTAAAATAGTGTATATTGGTTGTATGTTTGCAGGTATATATATTAATCGCGGGTCCGACAATGATTTGAAATTGCAATTAGAAACATGGAAGGAAAATTTACATATTGCATTCACCATGTCAATGGGTTTGCTACTCATTCTATTATTTAGTAATATTATTAACAAAGGTGAGGTATGTATCGACGGTCACGTGAAAGTGTATTTATCTACATTTGGCGTTTTATCGTTGTTGGAATTTATTCGTAAGTAATAATATTTGTGTTTTTTATTATAATCGGTTAGCATATAAGATGCTAACTGATTTTTTTAAGTATGTTGTTTCTTTTTTTGATAAAGGTGGGTCATCTGAAATTCACCCTGTAAAAGATACTGAAATTTTTGAACCCAACCTAGACCCCATCGAGGAAGAGGACCCCATCAAAGAAGCGGTCGAAGTGGATGAACCCATCGAAGAAGCGGTCGAAGTGGATGAACCCATCGAAGAAGCGGCCGAAGTGGATGAACCCATCGAAGAAGCGGCCGAAGTGGATGAACCCATCGAAGAAGCGGCCGAAGTGGATGAACCCATCGAAGAAGCGGCCGAAGTGGAGGAACTTTCCAAAGAAGACCTCATCAAGGAGGAGGATGAAAAACGCGCCGAACATGAATTAGAACATTGTTTTCTTACGTTTTTTTAATTCGTCCAAATCTCATCGATTAACCCGTATTGAATACACTTTTCCTTATCCCACCAAAGGTCGTGTTTCAATACATCGGCCAATTCCTTCTTTGGAATTGACGCATTTTCCTTATAAATCTCCTTAATGCGTACCATGATAGATTGAAGATTTTTAAATTCATCTTCAATCTCCGCCATCTTTCCCCAACAGCCAGAGGATAATTGATGGATCAACATATATGCATTTGGGCGCATATATCTCTTTTTACCAACTACACTCATAAGTGTGCCTGCAGAAGCGGTTGCGCCTTCGATAATTGTGTGGACCGGGATTTTGCTATTCTGAATGACATCAATCGCGGTCATTGCATCAAACACCGAACCCCCAAAAGAATTAATGTGAAGGTAAATGGGAATATCGGTAGTGGAATAACGATGATTCATTAAAATACATGCTTCTTCTGCTGCGCGCAAATGATTGATTACCTGAAAAATAGATCCTCTATTCACTTCGGCGTGAAAATATACGTGATTGTTCTCGCGGGAAATTTGCTGATTCTCCTTATTGTCCCCATTCGTAAAACCGCTATCTTCTTCGTCATCGTCATCGTCAGACTCGTTCTTTTTGGCTGCGCGTTGCTTCTTAGGCCCGTTACCGTACTTATACATAAATCGACTCATGTATAAATATATAGACTGTATTATTTAAATTGATTTCATAACAATGTTATGTTTTGTAAACTCGATTATTTTGGCACAGGAAAAGGGCGTTGATTTTGTAATGGTTTTAGTGGTTCAGGTAAAATAAGGGGTACGTGACGATCGATAATAGACGCCGAATCCAATGTTTTCAAATCCGCTTTAAAGCTATGTTGTGGGTGGATAAAATTGTTAGACCCAATGCCAAAAAGAAAGGATTCAATATTGGTTGGATTTTCTGAAAGTGTGTTATCGGGCATATGACCTTGAATCAATCCAGAGCCGGCTAAATAGGTATGAGCGGCATACATTTTTTCCGGATTGGTTGTATAATCAGAAATGGTAATGTTCTCATGTACTTGTGCCTGGTAATTACCAGTGGTATTTTTATTACGAGTGGAAGACATTGAGTATAGTATATGTATACAAATAAAACCCGATAAGGAAATGCAAAATTCCCGTGGTGTGGATGCGATATCGCGTTTTTACACGTTTTTTAGTCTATTTCCTCCTTTATCCGTAGGTAATTTACATTCATCTCGTCAAAAGATTCCCTTTGTTGGAAATATGATTGTATGCATTTATGAAAGGATTGCAAATAGTCATAAGAAAATAGGACTGCTAGTCCAATGGTTTTGTCTAAAGACAACATGTGCGATGCTGCTTTTTCGTATAAATGCATGAAAAGAGGATGTTTGCTGGTATTTTTATAAACATAATCCATGGCTCTTCTAGCAGCTAATTCGTCGTAGTCATTTTCGTCACGAGTGATGTCATCAATACTATCATCACTGTCTTCTGATGGAATCATGCAAAAAATACATCGAAGACATTCGCGATATTCGACATCATTATTGTAGGATATGTCTAAAGTAATTTCGTAGGGTGTTTCCATTACAATACTTCCAGATTTGACGTTTATATTGTTTTGTGATAGGAAGACAATATAAAATCTTGGAAAATCCTCCAAAAAGATTGTGAGAAGGGTCTATTCACACAATCGCGCATCTACTTTTTTGAATCTATTTACAATTTCTAATTCTGTTTTTCCAAGATTAAAATTAGACAATTACATAGTACCAGAAGTACTCTTTTTCTTATAATAATCAACATTCACCTCTCGTGTTGCGGCTCCACCACGGGGAGCGTTCAATGCTGTCTCATGTATAGGTTTCTTTTGCATCTCTTCTGTAAATTCCTTACTTTCAGGATGTAATTCGTATTTTGAGAAAGTATCCAAGGAAGGGGTTGCACTTTTCTTGTCCTTCATAGAATCTCCTTGAAGCATCTGTGATTCTAGTGTGGGGTCGACAGATCCGCGGCCCAAGAATGGCACTGTTGCGAATTGACGTTGCATCAAGCTTAATCTAGACAGATTTCTTCCTTGTGTGCTGTCAACCAATAGAGCACTTTCATCCTGGACGTGTCCTCCGCCAACACCAGCACCGCGAACACCGACGGGAACCATACCCGGGTGGTCTAGGGCGAAATTGACCTGTGACTGTTGGTTAGAATAATCAGTGGCAAATGGATTTCCAGTGGCAAGTCCTAAATAATTTGCGCTTTGTATTTCGTCCTGTGTTTTTGATGGGTCATCATTTCCAATGCGATCGGAAGCGAAAAATGTGTACGACACGGATTTAACCATTTCTTATACTATGTATATATATATTTACTTGTATTTTCGAATGCAATTCATTCGAAAATATATTCAAAGGTGTAAAACGGTCATTTAACTATTCGCATTGATCCATTGGGGACTATTTTTTCCAAGAGCGAGCATATTGCCTTCCTTTGCAGATATCATATCTCCGTAACAAAATTGTGCGAAAGCACCTTGGTCGTTTGGAATGGTTGTGTTTGCATTCGAATAAAAGGGTTGAAGGGATTGTTCGAAATCAAGTTCATCTCCTAAATCTCCGAAGAGTTTATCCGCAATATCCGGTTGTCCGGGATTTTGCTCGACCACCATTTTCTTGGCATTCTCTAAAATGGTATCCGACCCTTGTTCTGTAAAAGCTGGCGGTGCCGGTTTTTTGTGAACGTCATACCGGTAGTCGGGAACTAGAACATTCGACAAGGGGTTTTCTGAAGTGGGTTTATCAAACGTTTTACTAAATTCTGCGGGAGTTATACTGAATTCTTGTTCCCCACTCATCACATTCATCGGTATTTGGGGACCCATCGCCGGTAATGATGGGTCAGATGTCATATATCCCCCACCTAAACCTTCCTGCTTTCTATAAGCAAAATGCAAAAGAAATATAGCTAACACACTGATAGAACCAATAGCCATAATTCGCATATTTTTCGTATAAAGGAATGCAAATAACGTCATTATAATGACGAGACGAGTAATCGCATTTAATTTTTGAGTAAATGTCATCCCTTCTACCGGAAAAAATTCCAAGACGTATTTTTGGTTTAATAAAATATTGGGATCGTTGGTCCAAAAAGGAATCATTTTTTTGGATTTCTTTTTTAAACGTGACAAATCTGGCAATTTTACGACAGATGCATCGTTATGAAACGCAGGAAGCGAGTCTTCACAAGTGTCCTGCTGACATTTCGTTTCTCCGGGTTGTTTGAACGGTTTTTCTATAAACGGATCACCTTGAGGATATAAACATGAGGATCCTGATTGTTCTAAATGGGTAACAGATGAACGGACCATATATATATTCTTTCTTATAAAAATTGTATAGGAAAGAACTAAATAAAGGGAACCCCATGGTGTAAAATCGTTGAATATGTAAAACATCACGTATAATGCGAAGTGAAGCACATTAATCGAGTTTGCGCGTTCTTTGGGATGTTCGATGTAGTCGAAATTGATCCTTGGACTCGGTTGTGAATCGCTGTTTGGCGGATACTTTATCTTGATCAGCATATCGACCAAGCAGGACTCTGCTCGTATTACCATTACCACCCATGTTACTCATGTCAGTTTCGGTCCCATGTGAATGAGTACTAGAACCTAGCGCAACACCCATCGCGTGACTACTATTATTGAGTGAATGAGAGCTAGAACCTAGCGCGTCATCATCCTTATAAAGGTGAGAATCCGAATTTACTTTGCCTTTTCTCATCGCTTTCGCTATTATATCAGCTCCAATATTACTCGATGGTACTGTATATTTTTCGAGATGCGCTTTGCTTGCTTGTAATTCATCTTCTAATTTAACATTCTTTTTTTCATAAGCCATTATTATATATATAACCACAAATATTTAATTGCATGTGATATTACTATCCGTGTGCGAAACTGCATTCGAAAATATGAGATTATTCCCAAATAACGGCTTAATCCTTAAATGATTTAAATATATATATCCTATTATTAATGTAATGGGTCCAGAAATTATAATGTTAGTTGTTTTTTTAATAATGGTAACATGTACGTGTTTTATATTAATGGAGTGCGAATTCTGCGTATGTATTGAAAGTGAAACACCCCCTATGTCCGAAACAGAAGAGTTATGAGTGTTTGTGTGCGGTTATACACCAATGTAGAATTAAAATGGAACACACACATATATGTCGGTAAATTTAGAACAAAACGAACACCATCGGTGTAAAGGGAACTCTATGGACCCTTTATTTGAAAGGTCTCACATTTATCCGTTTGAGGTACAATTTGCAAAACGCATTTTGATTTTTTCCCTTCCATTGGTTCAGTGCATCCATCTTCGATTTTCGTGTTTGTTTCCACTGGACCCGTACAACGTGCCCGAAAATGCTCGTACCGTTCACGAACATCTTTAAAGGAAAGTCCCGATTTTTTCCCCAACATTTTATTCACAACTTCATGTAACTTATACATATATTTCGAAAAAGTATCGCGATTCTTCATATGACTCCGTAATAGGGGTAATTTCTTAAAATTTTTCTTCAAATTTTTCCGACATTTTCCGCAAGGTAAAACATTCTCTAAACTGAGGACAAAATCGCGATATTCTCTTTTCTCATCACACGACGGGCGTATAGGATAATTGAAACTAATGGTGTGGAGGAAATGCCATGCACCTGGACCCCAAACACTTGTTACCATACCGTCATTCGATTCGTAATGCTTCCGTGTATAGATGTGTTTCCTTTTACCTGATACAGAACGTTTTTTCTTTTTAGTTTGTGAATTTTTTCCCATATTTGATTCCAGATATAGTATTTAGACAAAATAACCTATTCGAACGGAATCATTGTGTCAGGTATTCCATAATATTATATCCAGATTCCATATATAATGGCGTCTATTATCGACATACTAAGTGAAAAATACATAGAACCAAATAAAACATATTTATTAGCATTTCTTATGCTAATCATTTTTGGAGTGGCTGGATATTATGCATACAAATGGTTCGGACAACCGGTCATTGAAAACCAAACCACACAGGACATGGCAAATTACAATGGGCGAAAAAGTGAATCAAAGGTGTTGTTTTTCACCGCCGATTGGTGTCCGTATTGCAAACGCGCCAAACCCGAATGGAATGATTTTGTGAAAACGTATCATGGAAAGGATGTGGGTAATTATGTCATCCAGACGCAAGAGGTTGATTGTACGGAGGGAGATTCCCCTCTTATCCAAGAATATGGTATCGATGGCTACCCCACTGTGTTATTGATAAAGGATGAGAACCAACGTGTAAATTATGACGCCAAGGTGACTAAATCAAATCTGTCAGATTTCGTGGAAAAAGTATTACAATAATTCTGATTTGCTACAATCCGTCCATTTTTCAATATGATTTTTGGCTAAAACGCGTCCCATTTCCGCCCATTCGGCTCGACATGTTTCTGATTTACAAAATTCGAATATTTCACCAATATTAATAGATGGCGAATCGATCTTGATTTCATATGGAATGATCGAACAATCCTCTCGTTGTATTCGATAACTTACTTGACCGAAAAGGATGCCAATATATTCCAATAAATTGGAACTGGTTTTCATTTTTTCCGGTTCATCTGTAATTTTGTATATCCCCAAAATTTCTTCATGAGGATATAGATCAAGACATTTTTCAACGGGATAATTTAGGAATACACCTCCATCAATATAAAATTCACCGTCTTTTTCAAAAGGTTTGAAAAATATAGGAATACAACCAGAAGCATAAGCCGCTTCCAACAACGTCCAATTAGGATGTGTTTTATGTGATAAATCAACGGCGTCAAATGCATTTACCGAAGTCGTATAAATATGAAAATCAATATTGGTTTTTTCATAGAATTCTAGCAAGGTAATATCTTCTGAGATATCCATTCCTTTAAACAAGGGTCGAAATAGTTGTTTAAATGTGGATATATCGTAAAATCCATTGGTATTAAATGAATTCAAAATCGAATAAATATCATAGTGAAATAAATGATGCCAAGGACGCTTTATAATGTAATCGTCTAGTTCTTTCCATTCATACTGTAAAAAAATCATAATGCAAATAACGACACCCATCGAAGTCGCATGACACGACTGTAAATTACTCATCGACCATAATCCTTGTCGTTGAGTTTCCTGCAATGAACCATAAGCCTTTAGTCCGTAAGTACCTCCGCCTGCAACAACTAAGTGTTTGATTGCAATTTTATGGACCGGTTCTTCTGAATCGACCTCATCGACCTCATTTTCTGCTTTATTTTCATTATCCTGGACGTCCATATAACAAACATACAAATATAGTGTTTATATGTTTTCTTTTTTTTCATTATATAATGCAACTACATGTCTTGCTTTTTATACACAACCGACGATGACAATATACAAAATATAAACATTGACGAATTGTATGATAAACAGCAACGGCGCGATTTACGTCAAGTTTCTATTTTTAACAAAATATTGAATCGCATTCATCACCGTATCAAAATTACCTCTCGAAACAAAAAACACGATAAACATATATGGTTCACCATCCCGGAATATATATTTGGAGAGCCGGTTTATAACAAGGCTGATTGTATCGCCTATGTTATTGCCAAATTAGAGAGTAATAAATTTCATATTCGATATATTCATCCAAACACGCTGTTTGTATCTTGGGAAAATTGGGTTCCGTCTTATGTACGGTCTGAATTTAAGAAAAAAACGGGAATGATCTTGAATGAAATCGGTCAAGTGATTGAAAAAGCCGATGATGTTGAAAATGTCAATGAAGATCCTACCTCTCGTTTATTAAATACCGGAGGTCCACCCGCCCAAAAACCGAAAAAGGAGTATAATGATGTAAGTGAATACAAACCCACCGGTCAATTCATTTACCGTCCTGAATTTTTTGACAAGATTGAGAAGAAGATCACATAAATAATACATTAACCCTTAAATATTTGACTAATTGATTGGATGTGATAAATTAAAACATTGCGTAATATCACAATTTTGACACCATCCAATAACACCTCCTAGTCTCTTAAACAGTATATCATGATTGTCTTCTATACACATTCTTTTACTCCATTTCTCCATATAAACCGATTTATACGGTTCGTTAACACGATAATCCGGATGTAATAAATATTCTCGAGATAAACATCTTTTCGTATAAGTGACGAGAGACGATCTATATTTTTCCAAAAGCTCCGTGTTGCGACATAAAGGGCATCCATTATTCCAATTTTCAATACATACAGTATGAAATTTTTCATCATGTTTACAAGTCCATTTATGAATAAGAGGACTTGAATTCACATCATAGCAAATCGCACATTCAGGAAAATCCATTATTTTTACACCCTTGGTAATTGATATCTGACTTTTTATATAAAATGAATAAATCAATTTTATACATTTTACATCAACGTGCATGTATAATATTTACCTTAGATTTTTTTGACTACGAAACGATCAGTACTTTTAAGAGAATAGGCTTGGAGAAGTTGAATTCCAAGAGGATGGTTTTCTAATGACTTCATAGTTTCCTGTTTCAATCGCATCCGTTCTTTATTTTTATAGTGCCCGACATGAATCGGTTCTATACCCTCTTTTTCTTCCATCACATTATCGGGTATATTTTCCCAAGGCAATGTTTTCATCTTGGAAAATAGATAAACATAAAGACAGGATATAACATCGTCTCGTCGTGACGGACTATGTCCTTCATGAATAAAGATACTTATATATTTAGGCGTTCCAAGAATAGTGTCATGATCGGTTGTTCCTGGAATCGGTTGTTTTTCTTCATCCACATAAATCCGCGAAAGACCGAAATCAATTAAAAACAACTCTCCGTTCCGCATCATAAAGTTTTGAGGCTTGATATCACAATGAATTACAAATCGGTCATGAATGTGATCGATTATTTCTATCATTTTATCCAAATAATATTCTGGATTCTTCTTGGAATCGATTAGAATAGAATCATTCATAATGAAATCCTCGTAAGATATTTCATAATGACTCATGGCTATTCCAAGATGTTCTTCGTAACGTCCATACCAGAAAACAACGGGAATAAACGCACATCCCTTCTCGTATAAATAATGCAATATTCTAGCCTCATGTTTCAACATACGATAGGGACTATCCTTATATTCTATTTTGAGTGCCACATGTTCGGCCCCATTCCGTTTTTTTCCAAGATAAACCGATCCAAATTGGCCCTCTCCGAGTTTAGATAGCAACTCGTATTTGTGACTCATAAATATTTACTAAGGATACTATATATTTCTTTATCTCCTTATGTATTTGAAACACCTATTATATAGTATAATCATCTTGGTTTTAGGCATATTTATTATACAGCATTTCCAAGCAAATGGATCGCCGTTTGCGCTAATTGAAGGTGCACGAACATATCCTATGCCACGACGTCACCCACTCACATCGACTTATGGTACCTTTAATAATCTTGGTAAAAGTAATATCATATCACTGAATACAATCATAGACGAGACGGTAGCGTTATATTTTGACGAAAAGGGTGTTCCGTATATGAATACAATCGATACCGTCCAAGAATACATTGTAGGTGAGAGCCCATATGAACTCGGACCAGTTACACCCGATTTAAAAAGCAAATTGACAGATATCGGATATTACTTTTTAGAAGTAGTGATTCCCATGTTACCTACACAAGATAATCCGAAACCAAAGGTAGAATGGCCTCCCTTAAAATGGTCTGGTATTCCGTGTTTCGATGTGGAAATCGCCCAAATCCCAACATACGACGTATATCAAGGAAATCCAGAAGATAAATTTCAATATATTTATAACAAAGGTTCGGGTGCAGCTGCAAAATACACTGCCGCTCATAGCAATGGTAGTAATTTTGCAGGTTCACCTGCCGCTCCTATTCCGGGACCTGCACCTGGACCTGCATCAGATGATTCTGAGCCTGCTTGTGCGGATAGTACATGCGGAATTACATGCCCCCAGTCTTGTTTCCAAAAAGCAGCGGGTATTGTACCGTCACCAGTATCAGCTCCATCCACCGCACCAGCAGTACCAGCGATATCTGGATCATCAACCAGCCCTTCCAATCACAGCACATATACAAATGCCGAATTTTTAAAAAATTTTCACACAAAGCTTACTTATAAAGCAAATCGAACGACCATTGGTAGTACTACATATACTGGATACGACATTACACAAATCGCTTTGGCAAACGGCTCTCAAGACAATACAGTATTGCAAAAGAAAATTGAAAATATGATTTATGAATATTTTGTCAAGAGTGGGTCGAAGCAGGGTGACCCAACCAAAAAACTCATTGATTTGGTTGAGTATTATTCGAGTCAATTTAGTGCATTGGATTCGTATCATGTGGATACGTTGCGAAATCTAGTATTTTATTTGCTTCAAATTATTGTGCCTGGTATGCCAACTGCGGCAGTGCCTCATTTATATATCCAATGGAAACCATTTGGAAAATACACTCAGTAATAGCACATAAATATATGTTTATATTTATATGACTCTATTTTCGTTCGTTAAAAACCAATCGTCGACGGTGTATACAATGGTGGTAGGCCTGTTATATGCATTTTACATCATGGCATTTTTAGGAATTTATTACGTGAATCCCGAATACACAAAGACATTGAGTTTGACAGTGCGTTTATTCGTATCCTTTGTATTAATGTATCGATTCAATCCCTTATACAAAGTAACACTGAGCGAAAGTGACCGCACACTTATTTTTGCGGCTGGATTTTTCTTATTTGTAAACACGGGAATGACCGAAATATTATTTCGCTATATGGAAAAACCCCTATCGTATATGATTAAATAACTTATAATGCTTGGATATATGATTACACCCTTGAATATTTAAATCCGCACGCCGTTGCCGAGAAATACATGTAACATACTAGATAAAATTGAATACAAAATACGTTTAAAGTATTTCGATAAATTCGCTAGCTATTCAGAATGTCGTCCAAATATAAGATATTACCTCGATATTTCAAAACCATGCATTCACGATATTATCGGCTACCAAAGGTATTATGGGATTATATATGGATGTTCGATGATCGATATCGTCAACAGTTTAAGGAGTGTATATTTGACCTCCATCAATATTTCAATCGCAATCGTATTCATGACCGAATTCAAGGAGACATAATTTTATACGATGTATATTTATATATCAATAACAAACGAGGGATAGGACCCAACATATATGGACGGCCAAACAACTTCGCTGAATACGTATTATCAAAAAAGAAAATATTCGGAGATGGGATTATGAGTGAGTATTTGAAACATACATCGCTTCGTAAATATTATCCACCTGATCCGTTACAAAATTGATATTTTGTTCTAAGTCCAATATAACTACATAGAACCACCATGATTTCCATTTTGGAAGAAATTCAAAATCAGCGTAACAACCCTGATTTGGAAAATACTCTCGATATACAGCATTTATTAGCACAATCACACGAAACGCATTATTTAAAGGACAAAACATTGGCATCTGTTTCGGAAGAAATTCGGGAAAACATTCGTGCAGTATTTATCAATACAATTGAGACAGAAATACATGAACTTGTGGGGAAATTGTCCGATTTTCGATGGGTCGAAAATGTATGTGACCTACATAAAGGGGTCCAAGTGCGTTGGATACGTCTGTCACAGGATTCGCCCAAATTAACCAACGGAGGAATTGTGGTGGATGTAAAATTCACTGATTCAGGAGTCCAAGTATTATGTAAATCCAAAAACAATCGATTTATACAATACAAAATGGACGAATGTCTCACCTTTCAAAAATTAAATGAGGACGAGCTCATGATATTACATCTCAATTCATAATGTTTGGCGAGATCTTACGTGTTTTGCGCAACGTTTTCTTACGCAAAGACATTGTTTCCCGACGTTTTTTATTCGAATAAAACAAATATTCTCGAATATAATACATAATTTTGCGCGACGTTTCTATATGCGACAATCGTTCGAATGAATTCAAATTATATTGGTATAACCGATTACTACGTCCGAGCGAAAGACTCAATGCATACATTCTCTCTTCCAATATACTTTTGGACGAACCCGTCGAATGAATGAATTGCAATCCAAAATCCGAGGTTAATAATCTCTGAATGATATCGTTCATACCGAGTGTGTGAAAATAAGAGGGCGGTTGTATATAATAGACACTATCTCGCTTCATTTTCTTAAAAGATGCATTATCTACAAAACAAATCGAACTATTATTTGGCAAATAAGAACATTTTACAAATTCACGATATACCTTATTTTGAGTGGTACGTCTCGGTTCAATAACGCGATCGTTTATTTTGAACGTCAAAACAATATTATTCACGAGATTTTTCATATTCCCCTTTTTTTCAATGTAATTTATAATATGTTGCGTCCATGTTTCCGGGATACATTGATTATTTGTATAGATGAATACTCCATCGCAAATAGAGGCCTGTTTTTTAATATAAATATAATATAATATATCAATAATACCTGGTCGAAGAAATTCGGGAAATATATCAAGTAATCGATCGACAACTTGGATTGCATCAGGAAATAAATACAGATTCAAATCCTTTTGGACTATATTTAATATTTTACATAATAAGTACAAATCCGAAAATGAACCAATAGTCTCATCCAAATCAAAAACGAAATATTTATGGTTTTCCATGGTATCCTCCTTTTTTAGTGAATCTCCAATAAATACTCCTATTTCCCCATGCATGCACGAGAATATACTATATTATACAAAGAAAATAAAGTTTACATATTTTATTCATTCATGTTATCAAATCCGTCTTTAAACGAAATGAAAGAAAAAATACAAATGGCATTGTCTTGTGAAAATGATTCTGATAAAAATGATTCTGATAAAAATGATTCTGATAAAAATGATATATTATGTTCTCTTCGGGATGATATACAGAAATGTATAACATCTAAAGAATATATTGAACCTAGTAATGAACCAAAAAGATTATACGGGAGGCAAAAACCCGTCGGTAAAATGAGAAATAGGTATATGATCGACATGTGCTAACATAGTCAAGAATATATAAATTATCATCGTTCGATGCAATTATATATATTCTGTCATTCCGTTATACATCAAATCGTAATATATTTATGCAGGTAAATACATTCAAAGAATTATACCATTGGTTTCTAATTCTTTGATGGTTTAAAATTCCCATTGGTCGGTATTTGTTGACTTTTGGTACCCGTACGTCACGGTTTAATTCTTTTCCGTTCACCATATTCCTTTTGATGTTGGTTAATAACTTCTTTGTCATGAGTTGTGACATGCGAATGTTCTATATGACTCAGTTCAAAATCACTCTTTCGTATTTTACGATATTTGGGCTCAGTGTAATTATTCACTGCATCCATAATAATTGCGTGCAAAGTTATATCGTCCATACCTGTAAAGTTATAATTGAATATACTACTATTTCGATAGTGTATTCAATTTTATGTATACCGATGAAAGGGTGTAATGTTTCCATTATGCGATCTTATCATTTTATTTGCGTCCCATTTTATAGGTTTTCCATGAAACGTCACTGCCTTCATTCACAGGCTCTTTTTCGCCAGCACGCTCTTGGTCCAAGGCATCGGCCTTGCGAACAGCCGAATCTAGATATAAATCTTTTAAGTATTTACCAATCATAACAGATCCCTCTTGTTGGTCGACCGAACCGTCTTCAATAAGCTTTAAAACAATAAGAAACTTTGTCAAAATAGTGGTATTCAATTCATCCTTCATCAAACGATTGAAAAGATCCGTATAATTATCATACATAAATCGACATTCATCGCGCATTATATTGAAATATCCTTCAGGATGAGTGTGTTTCATATCTGCATGGGCGACCCTTAATTCATCCATCTTCTTTACATCTCCGCGAATATACTTACTGTGCTTTAGGCGACGAATATTATCGGTGTTGTCTTGATAGTCCATCTCACCCATCATCTTTTTCAAGTTGAGTTGTTCGTCAGGTGTCATTGGCATAATGAATATTATAGGTAGGATAAGTTCTTTTATGTTTTTTGAAGGCGTTATAATATATAAAAGAAGTGTATATGGAAAATCTGCCTTCAGAAACAATTAACTCATTAATGACGAAATATTTTGTACCTCCGATTACAACACGATATATGCAATGGGGTCAAACATTTATGGTAATATTCTTTTTACTCGTGATGTTTATATCCATTGCATATTGGTATGTATATTCAAATTACAGTGATTATCAAAATCGTATTTCGGTGATTACAAATGCATACTTGTTTGGCAAGGACCCTCAAAACGAATTCGAACAGTATATTAAGAACGCACAGGCGTCTAGTTTATCATCTGCGGTGAATAATATTCAGAGTAATGCAAGTGAGATGACAAGTGAAAGTTCTCGTCTAAATATGAGTGCAAATCGACTTGCTGCGAAGGTGGCGACTGACGTGCCGAATAATCAAGCAGAAACGAGTAATTTAGGAATTTCCATTTTAGGTGGAATAGCCAAACTGCGTGACAGTATTTCTAAATTGGGAGGCACTTTTGTATTGAATAATTACATTACTGATGGTGCAATTAGTACAGTGAAAGCACCGAATTCTAGTCAAAACGCTTCAAAAAACGGTTCGAGTCCGAGTCCAACGTCATCGTCTCCACAGTAAAATCGACGGTCATTGTATAGAGCAAGAATGACACAATATATATCCATCGATTATTTATCCTATCATAAACCTACGTATATAGCATCGATTCTATGTATATTGATATTTGTAACATTTATTAGCATGATGTATTTAGCATTATCGTATGAAACATATAATCGTCAAAATAAATGTGAACCACAATTTTACTACGGACAAGCTTGCCGAAACATGATGAGTGACAAATTGTTATTGAATCCGAAATTCGTGGACGCAAAAACCAAATTTTATAAAGATTTGAATGATTACGACGTCGTCACGCATAAAAATAAGGGCGCAACGGAGACGATTCATGAGTCAAAAGAACTTATTCATGATCTTAGTGGACCGGCTATTGAAAAGGCTATGGATGAGAATAAGGACTTTATTCGTAAAAACGAAGAGGAGATAAATGGTATGTCCTCCATTTTACAATTGATTAGTTTGAAATATTTAGGCAACGTGAAAAATATTATTACGCATGCAAGTGATATACCCCAAACCGTCCAATCACAATTAGAAACCATCCCGCAGGAATTAGACAATCTCAAAATATTAGTTAAGGCTACGTTAGTTGATCCCATGTACGCAAAATATAGCGCGCCTTTGCAAAAATTATATCAATCATTACGCGAAATACCTGATGCGTCATAAATATTTTCTTGCATCGTGTACTTTTTCTCATTACAAGTATATACTTATAATGAAAACGTGTAAAATATCTTACGGACTTATTTTGGCCATCGCGGTTCTCGCTCTTATTGTGATTGCAACCACAATGCTCTCTTCACGAAAGATCCAGCCATACAACGCCTTTGGCAAGTTTGCTTCAAACAATATTGAAGGTATGACATCCACCAAAGACCAGGGTCAAGATCGCGTTCGTTACGCCGAATACCCTGTTGCAAATGCTACCAACGACGAAGACACTCATCTTATTGATAGCATTGCTTCTTCCAAAACCGCTCAACGCGTTAGTGGTTTGGCCGGAGGTCTTTATGGACCCATGGAAAACAATGAAAAGATCACGACTTTTGCCGACGCACAGGGTTCTTTAGCACCCGCATGCCAAAGAGCTTCTTCTGGTATGTCAAACTCAATGGGATATCTATGTCTAGACCGAACACAATTAAATATGTTGACTACTCGCGGTGGAAACCAGACCTGTTCCACGTGTTATAAAATGTCTTGTGGATGTAACAAATAAAGAGGGGAAACCAATGAGGGGAAACCAATGGTTTCCCCTTCAACCCCATCCTTCCCCATAAGGTCTTACTAACAATCCTTCCACATAATGTCTTACAAATAATCCTTCCACATAATGTCTTACAAATAAACCCCAATCAGAGGGGGTTGAAGGGGGGATTCCCCCCCTTCTTTAGGGAAACGTTTTATAACAAACTTCACAATAAGTAATTGATTTGGATCTGTCGGGATCTATATCAATTAAATCGTCCACTTTGACATGCTGACAATTTGTCTCAATATATTCCTCGATTGTTTCTAATATTTTAGTATAATCTGCATCCTGTATTTCTGGAGGAATGGCTTGTAACGACAATTTCGCATAGACCATAACATGGACTTTTTCGTTCATGAAAAATATACAATATATACACATTTTTGTTTTAAGTATTATTTTTCATATTTATTTCAAACCATTAATGATCGTGTGTTTGTGGACCCCCCTCTAAACATACATCGCTAGTACACTCTGGTTCAATGGTTCGTCGTTATTCTTGATAAGTTTCTTGACATGGTCGCTCGTCACTTCGATCGGGAATTGAATTTTCAAGTCCATATCCTTCTCGAAAATATTCTTCTCTGGCTTCATAAGTCGGAACAGATTCAACTTGGTATGAATAATTTCTAGCGAACGTTTCAAATTACGAACACCCTCTTCTCCTCTCATAATCGATTTATTCGCAATCAGGTCCTTCATGGTTTCATCGGGAATAATTACCGCATCTTCCTCGAAATTCACCTGGTCGCGGATTTTGGGTAAAAGGAAATTTCGCGCGATGATTAACTTTTCCTTCGCGTCATACCCCTTTGTCTGAATGCGATACATACGGTCTTTCAAAATGGGATTGATCTTGCTCTCGTCATTATAACTGAATATAAAGATGCACTTACTCAAATCGAGTTCTACTTCTGAGAAATACTTGTCGTGAAATTGAGAATTTTGAGAAGTATCCGTAAGGTGGGTCAAAATACCAATGATCTCCTCACCTCTGGGTGTGTCGCTTACCTTATCCAACTCGTCAAAATAGATGACCGGATTCATACACTTGCTATCCATTAATATTTGGACGATCTTACCCCACAGACTTCCCTCGTACGTATATCCATGACCTTCGAGGAAACTTGCATCACCAGTGCCTCCCAAAGCAATGAACGAAAATTCGCGTCCGAGAATTTTACTAATTCCCTCCTTCACGAGAGATGTTTTGCCTGTACCTGGGGGTCCGTGAATCGCAATGGCCGTACCCAATGCATCTGGATTCGAAATCCACTGACCGATCATTTGCATGATCTGCATCTTTGCGTCGTTTAGTCCATATACACATTCGTCCAGGGTTTTCATTGCATTTTCCATGAAATCGCTACAAACATCTATTCCATCTGCCATGGAGACATTGAGATTCTTCGTCACTCCAAACGGAATACGCATGAAAGCATCGACCCATGTCTTTAGCTTGTAATACTCGGGGTCTCCGGGTTCCATTGTACGGAGCATATTTACCTTTTGGAGAACAGTTGCCTTGTATTTTGCAGGTATCGTGCTGTCGAGTAAACTAAGACGATATGGCTTCTTCACGTCGACATGTTCGTTCACTTTCTTGAGTTCCTTCATGACACGGATCTGTTCCTGATTCGACATTTCCTTCTTAAAATACTCGATCTCGCTTTGTCGCTTGACACCGTTATTTACCATTTTGTTGTATTTTTTCGCATTCTTCATACGCACCTTTTTCACCAATTTACGAATGGACTTGCGACACTCCTCGAGTTTCTCCACCAACATCTTGCTATTGGGGTTTTTAGCAACTTTGTCACTGAGATGCTTCTTCAGTTCGATTAAATCATTGTATTCGATCTCTGCGTTGGTTGGTTCCATATCTTCGGAATGCGTCGATACATTGTGACGCTTATTTTTCTTCTTCTTCGCCTTTTCCTTCTTGAGTTTCTTGGCACTGTCAACCGCCGCGATCGATTTAGGCATTGTAATTGCCTGATAATTCTCCTTCATAAACGTTTTTTCATCTTCACTGTCACATTCCTCATTGTCATCTTCAAGCGCTTCTTCGTCTGCGTCATCCTGACCGAGTAATTGACCCCCTCCACCTCCCATGGTGAGGATAATATTGAAATCTTTTCCATCTTCATCCTCAAAATCCTCCAGTTCATATTCTTCTTCGTCAGAATCATCAGAATCGTATTCTGATTCACTGGAAGATTCGACATATCGGCGTTTTTTATCACGTTTCGACACATGACGCTTTTTAGACGAGGATTTCGATTTCTTATTTTTTTCCTCCCTAGTTTTAATTTTTGAATGTTTTTCGTCGGTTTTTACCTTTTTATTGATGTAATTGGACGGGAAAAGTGTTGCCAATGTCTTACGCAATTCGCGAGGATCAATTACCGATTCACCCTCGTCGGAATCCGCTTCTTCTTCTTCGTCAGAATCCTCCTCTTCTTCTTCGTCGGATTCTTCTTCTGACGATTCCGCCTTTTTAGAACGTTTTGTTGGTTTTTTAGATGGTTTATATGACGAATCGGAATCCGTGTCCGAATCTTCTTCGGAAAGGGTTTCATATTCATCACTATCCGCTTCTATGTGAATATTTTCCACATCCTCCTCTGAAGAATCGTCATCGCGATGATTGCGACGAAGCTTGTTCTTCTTGGTGGCGCTCTTTGACTTCTTGTCAGACTTGAATGGCATAGTATTAACGATTAACTCCTAAGTGTTTAAATGGTTTCCATAGATATTTTTAGAAAAGAGCTATCAATTTTATCGCATGTAAATATATAAAATGGGTAAAACACGAAATTTACGACGAAGTAAAAAGGTGGTGAAAACAAAACCAAAACGGACTCGTTCGCGCGTTTCAAAGAAAAATGGGAAGAAAACACATAAAAAACGGTATCGGTCGCGTAAGAAGAGAGGTGGACTACGCAATATAAACTCTGCTGAGGTGTATGCAGTGTTGAATAAAAATGATTTATTTATACTAGACGATAATACATACAATAATCGATTATTGACAGAAGTAAATAAAGACAAAACGGTTATAAATGTACGAGATCCCGATTCAGCTATTATCGAGATAGCGAACGAGAAAGCGAACAAGATAGCGAACGAGATAGCGAACGAGAAAGCGAACGAGAAAGCGAACGAGAATGCAAGTTTTCAGATAACAAATTTTCCGGATAACCCACCCGAACCCACGATAAATGATACGAATAATGATACGAATAATGTAAAACGCAAAGGTTACATCGAAGTAAAAAGGTTATAAAACCAAAACGGACTCGCTCGCGCGTTTCACATAAAAATGGGAAGAAAACACATAAAAAACGGTATCGGTCGCGTAAGAAGAGAGGTGGATTGTCATTGAGCCCATGTAACCAATATTATAATTTTGGGCTTGTGAAGAAGGCAATTAATTGTGAAGAATATAAAATCAATATACTTAAAGAAAAGTGTGAGACTACTGAATGCACAACAAACGACAAAGAAAAATTAGTAGAAAAAACACAAAATTTAATAAAAATGTTGACGACAGAACGAGCTGAATTACAGCGACAAATGGATGTTATAAAGGAAGACTATGCGGAACTACACAGAGAATTTGAGAAGGAGGTTACTGTTGATAATTTTCATACACATCCAAGTGCAAATTTTACAAATTATGGAGAAGAAAGTAAATTAATTAAACAAATCGCTGATTTAAAAACAGAAATCGCTGAATTAGAGTCAAAACGACAAATAGGTAATACTCCCTCTTTAGGAGAAAATTGATTTGTATCTTTTACGAGAAATGATATAAAATTTAGACATCTATATTATAGTAAACCATGTCGTCTTCCACAAAAACAAGTGATTATAAGGCGCCGTCCAAAATTATTGGTATTCAATTTAGTATGTTATCTCCTGAAGAAATTCGTAAGAATTCCGTCGTCGAGGTGACTTCGCGTGATACATATAATAATAATAAACCGTTGATTGGGGGTCTATTCGATCCTAGGATGGGTGTATTGGAACCGGGTATGGTTTGTCCGACAGACGGTCTTACGTATATTGATACCCCTGGTTACTTCGGACATATTGAATTGGCACGTCCGGTATTTGCTATACAGCATATCAAGGATATTATGAAAATTGCCAGATGTGTTTGCTTCAAATGCAGTAAACTACTCATCAATAAACAAGCACATAAACACGTACTCGATTATCCGGCAGAAAAGCGTTGGCAATATGTTTCCAATCTAGCGTCGGGTGTGAAAAGATGCGGCGAAGCAACTTTAGACGGATGTGGTTGTAAACAACCCGACATTAAATTGGAAGGAATGGCAACGTTATGTGCTTTCTGGGAAAGCATTGGTACAACTGAAGGTGATGGTCCAATTCAAATGAAACTGAGTCCTGAGATCATATTGAAAATATTCAAGCGCATTTCAGACGACGATGTAAACTTTATGGGATTCAGTCCTATTTGGTCCCGACCCAATTGGATGATTCTAGAAGTGTTACCTGTACCTCCTCCCGCAATGCGTCCATCAGTAAAACATGACGCTCAACAAAGAAGTGAAGACGATCTCACACACATTTACATTAATATTATCAAAACAAACAACATTTTAAAGGAGAAAATGGCGAATCCAGAAACAAATACAAATGTCATTGACGGATGGTTTACCATATTGCAACATTCGTGTGCGATGATAGTAAACAACAAAATAAAGGGCGTTGCTCCTATGGCACAGCGTTCCGGTCGCCCATTGAATTGTATTATGGGACGTTTAAATTCTAAAAATGGACGTATTCGTGGTAATCTCATGGGAAAGCGAGTTGATTTCAGTGCGCGTTCTGTTATTACAGGTGATCCAAACTTGTCCGTAAAACAGTTGGGTGTACCTCTCAAAATTGCATGTAATATCACGAAACCGGTCACTGTAAATGACCGTAATCGCGATTACCTGACGAAATTAGTTCAAAATGGACCCGATGAGGAAAACTATCCCGGTGCAAAAATCCTCCAACGCAAGAGTGGTGAAAATATCTCCCTTCGCTACAGAGATCGTGATTCCATTTATTTAGAGAATGGGGATATCGTCCATCGACATATGATGGATGGCGACGCGGTTCTTTTCAACAGACAACCCAGTCTCCATAGAATGTCGATGATGTGTCATATTGTCAAGGTGATGAAAGTGGGTGATACATTCCGTATGAATGTAGGTGATACAAAGCCGTATAATGCGGATTTTGATGGTGATGAAATGAATATGCATATGCCTCAAAACGTATTGGCAGAGACAGAATTGAGACAATTGGCAGCGATCCCTTATCAAGCCATTAGTCCGGCTTCCAATGCACCTATCATTGGTATTTACCAGGATTCCCTTTTGGGTTCATACCGTCTTACTCGTCCAAACATCAACTTTACTCATTTGCAGGCGATGAATTTGTTGATGATGTTCCCCCGCGTTGATACAGATGCGTTGCGTGAGAAGAAAGGAAAGCTCAGTTCGTTTGATGTGTTATCCCAGATTATGCCTCCATTGACAGTGAATTATACAACGAAAAAGTTCAATGATGCACGTGACGATTATGCCACATCTCCCGATGTCATGGAGATTCGCAATGGTAAATATTACCGCGGTCAATTGGATAAATCGGTAATTGGTTCCACCACAAAGGGTCTGCTTCATCGCATTTGCAATGATTTCGGTAATATGGCCTGTGTGAATTTCAATGATGATTTGCAAAATGTCGTGACTGAATATTTGAAAACAAGTTCGTATAGTGTCGGTATCAGTGATCTCATTGCCAACAAGCCAACTCAGACACAGATTTTACAGGTCATCGCGAAGCAAAAGGGCGAAGTTCATGAGCTCATCGATAAAGTTCATCTCGGTGTCTTTGAGAACAACACTGCTCGTTCCAATAATATGGAATTTGAGACCACTGTCAATAACATATTGAATAAGGCAACAGACGAGGCAGGTAAAATCGGTCGTGATAGTTTGGATCCCAACAATCGCTTCTTGATTATTATCAATTCGGGTTCTAAGGGCTCACCCATCAACATATCTCAGATGATTTCTTGTTTGGGTCAAACGAATGTGGATGGCAAGCGCATTCCCTATGGTTTTGATAACCGTACGCTCCCCCATTACCACAAATTCGATGACAGTCCCGGTGCGCGTGGATTCATTGAGAATTCCTATATTTCCGGACTAACTGCTCCTGAACTCTTCTTTCATGCGATGGGTGGACGTATTGGTTTGATTGATACAGCGGTCAAAACTTCGCAAACGGGTTATATCCAAAGACGTTTAATCAAAGGTCTGGAGGATCTCAAGGTGGAATACGATATGACAGTGCGTAACAATAAGGGTAAGATCATCCAATTCCAATACGGCGACGATAGTTTTGACACTACACGTGTAGAAAATCAGTCGATTCCTCTTGTTGGAATGAGTATCGAGGATATTTATATGCATTATGATATTATTGGTGTAAACGAACAAGACAGTAATTTATTGAGTGTATACACTCGTGGCGCCATTTCTAGAATTAAGAAGCAACGCGCGGAAACAAGAGAAAAATGCAAATTTTACATAGACAAAATGATTACAAAGAGAAACGATCTGGTGAATAATGTGTTTAAAGGAAGAAATGAAAATAATATTTCGATGCCAATTGCATTCCAAGCGACGATTGTAAACGTCCAAGGGCAAATGGGTTTGAATGCTAATACCGCAGTGGATATTACCCCTCTCGAGGCCTTCCAATTAATTGAAGAGAATTTCGAAAAGATGTCGAGTCTTCGTCACGTACCACTAACCAAATTGTTTGAAGTGATGTATTACTTCTATCTTTCACCGAAAGAATTGGTTGTCAAGAAGCGTTTCCATCGCAAGGCGCTTATTGCCCTCCTCGACAAAATTGCACTCAAGCACAAAGAGGCCATCGTTCATCCAGGAGAAATGGTGGGGGTGATTGCGGGCCAATCGATTGGTGAACCAACCACACAATTGACACTCAATACATTTCATTTAGCAGGTGTATCGAGTAAGTCGAATGTGACTCGTGGTGTGCCGCGAATTGAAGAGATTCTACGTTTGACAAAGAATCCAAAGCATCCTTCACTTACCGTCCATTTAAAACCAATGGACGAGGAAGATCAAGACAAGGCCACAACATACGCCACCATGATGGCCCACACGAAATTAGTGGATGTCATCAAATCTATCCAAGTGTGCTTCGACCCCATTTCGAACGCCACGGTCATTGACGATGATAGTGAATTACTCGATCAATACAATGTGTTTGAAAATATGATGGAGGACTGTATGGATGAAAAAGATACAGCGCTCGCATCCTCAGAGGAAACATCGAAATCCAAATGGATTATTCGCATGGAAATGGACCACGAAACGTTGTTAGACAAGAACATCACGATGGATGACATACATTTCGCAGTTAACAATAGTCAATATGGCAATGATATCTCTTGCGTTTATTCAGATTACAATAGCGAAAAATTAGTATTCCGCATTCGCGTAAATAGTTCCGTCTTCCAAAAAACAAAGAAGAAGGGGGTCCCTGAAACACTCGATCAATCTGACGAGATCTATTTGTTGAAAAATTTCCAGGATACATTGTTAAACAAAATAGTCTTGCGTGGTGTCGACCACATTGACAATGTGAGCGCGCGTAAAATCCAGAATTCGGTCAAACATGTCGATCAGATGCCCTTTATCAAGAAAGGTCAATATGATGTGGTTAAAGACAATGAAATGCATATTCGTAAAGAAGATGGTAAGTACGTAAAGAATGATATTTGGGTGTTGGATACGACGGGATCCAATCTTCTCGATGTATTGGCACTGGATTACATTGATGCGACCCGTCTTTATAGTAACGATATCCGCGAGATGTTTAATGTGTTTGGTATTGAAGCAGCACGTCAGATGATTATCAATGAGATGATGGAGGTCATGGAATTTAGTGGCGTCTATATCAATTACCACCATCTCAGTCTTCTCTGTGATCGTATGACATGCAATCACGACCTTGTACCCATATTCCGTTCTGGATTATTGAATGACAATGTGGGTCCCGTTGCAAAGGCGACCTTTGAAGTGCATACAGAAGTATTGCTTCAAGCCGCGCGACATGGTGAATTCGACCACATGCGAGGTGTGTCGGCCAATGTTATGTGCGGTCAAGTTGGAAATTATGGAACCAATTCTTTCCAAGTTGCATTGGATATGGATGAAATGGAAAAACATGATGGGTTTGATGTGAAAGAATCCGAAGATGGTGATGATGTGGAGAAAATGTGTGAATCGCAAGCGGATAAGGGCGATTGTCAAAAGGGTTCTATTACGATTCAAAACAACATTGCGAATATTCATGTGAATGGGGACGCAGGTGTTTGTGATGATGATTATGATGCTGGGTTCTAAATAAAGGGAACCAATGGTTCCCTTTAAAACCCTCCTTCGGACAAGGTTATTGTATATTTTAAAACCCTCCCTCGGACAAGGTTATTGTATATTTTTACAGGGAGTATTATAGGGCATTCCCTATGATTGTGTGAAGGTTTCCTTCAAACAATCTGTTGTGTATGTATTTCGAATAAATATACTGTTTATATTTGACTTAATTTATCGGCTAATTAAATACCTTCTACAAATATTTTTAATTATATAATAAAAGTAAATTTATTACTAGATACTGTAACAAGTTGTCTTGAATATTTATCGGTATATGTCGCAGTTTGATAGAATGTCTTATTCTTATAAACTGGATGTAAAGAAAGTGTGTAGGACTCATTACTTATTTCCACTCCATCGCGATACCATGTATACTTAACACTCTCACTTGTGTATGCAATTTCACCTTTTTTGCCTACATAGTAAGCGTTATCCGATAGAGTACTAGACAGACTATGTATAGTGATAGGATTATATATATCGTCCACGCCCTCAAATGTGTCATGACGAATCTCTAAATTTACATTTATAAATTGGTTATTATAATTATCGTTATTATTCGAATCGACTTCACGAAAATTAGAGCCATCTTCTTTCAAATTTAAGTCACCGTCATCTATACCACTACTATACTTAACAAGCATAGCTAAATTGTTGTCTGTATCCAATCTTTTAAAAATACCCTCTTGGGTATATGCGTCAACCTCCGATTTATAATTTTCTGGTTTTAAAAGAGTTAAATCTGGTCTATTATTCCAAACGCGAATATACTGATCGAATTTTAAAGCTCCTGTAAACATGTAATCCATTTGAATAACTTTACTTACATCCCATTTGGATATATTCTGGTTAAATTCTTTCGCATCATAAAACATGTAAATCATCGTATTAATATTACTAACATCCCAATCTGTAATATCACCATCAAATTTACTTGCATTTTTGAACATAGACATGGTATTTGTAACAGTATTGGGAATCTTAGTTGGTACTTTGGTTAATAACGTACATCCATCAAACGCAGATGCTAGAGATGTGATTGCCGGAAGACCCCAACTATTATCATCTGTAGTAGTAACTTCGATTAATTTATCACAACCCTCCCACTCACTACTACCAAAATGAGAAACTGTTCCATATTTAACCTCTAAAGTTACATCGTACGTTCCGCTATCTTCATAAGTATTCGTTAATTTATTATTATTTGTACCATCACCCCAAATTACATTTATTTCTAGATCATTACCCGAAATAGGTAACGTTATGTTGGTATTATTATTATTAATCACAAATTTAAAATTTAATGTAGTAACAGTATTGAAGAAATTATCTTCGGGATTAGCGCCGTAATTATCATAGTAATTATCATAGTAATAAGGTGAACCATCAAACATATTGACCGTAGTAGTATTGTTACTGTTTACAGTCCAAAAGCGAATATTTTGCTGAAATGATGTCGCATCTTTGAACATAGAATTCATATTTGTAATTGTACTTGGAATTTCTGTCGGAACTTGGGTCAGTGACGTACAACCATTAAACGCATTTTCAAAAGATATTATACCCGGTAATCCCCATGTTACACTATTCGTAGTTTTTACCTGTGTCAAATATTGATTACCTTCCCATGAGTTTTTATTGTTAGAACCAAATTGGGTTACCTCCCCTGAATTAACTTTTACAATAACGATATAGAGAGAATTCGAATAATAAGTATTCGTTAATTCATTATTAATGACATCATCACCCCAATTTACATTTATTTCTAGATCGTCTGAACCTGATATAGGTAGTGTTATTTTAGTAGGTGAGTTTGTTATATTAAATATCAAACTTAAAGTATCTATCTTGATAAAGTTAAAGAATTCTGCAAATGGAGTACCTTCAATTATATAGCCAGGTATTATTGGATAAAATACACTATTGAACGCGTTTGCTTTTTTGAACATATCTTCGTAATTTGATTCATCCACATTTAAAGTATTCCATCTACGTATGTTCTGGTTGAATGCAGCAGCATTATAGAACATACTACTCATATTAGTTACATTATTCACAGTCCATTTACTAATGTCCTGGTTGAACGAAGTTGCACCAGAAAACATACTACTCATATCAGTTACATTATCCACAGTCCATTTACTAATGTCCTGGTTGAACGAAGTTGCATCAGAAAACATACTACTCATATCAGTTACATTATCCACAATCCATTTACTAATATCTTGATTAAACGAGGTTGTACCAGAAAACATGCTACTCATATCTGTGACATATGTTACAGTCCATCTACTAATGTCCTGGTTGAATGCAGAAGCATTATAGAACATGCTACTCATATCTTCAACCCCATAACAATCCCATTCACTAATATTTGTATTAAACGCAGTTGCACCAGAAAACATACTACTCATATCTCCGACATATGTTACAGTCCATTTACCAATGTCCTGATTGAATGCAGCAGCATTATAGAACATGCTACTCATATCTTTTACACTACTCACCGTCCATTCACCAATGTCCTGGTTGAATGCAGCAGCATTATAGAACATGCTACTCATATCTTTTACACTACTCACCGTCCATTTACCAATGTCCTGGTTGAATGCAGCAGCATTATAGAACATGCTACTCATATCTTTTACACTACTCACCGTCCATTCACCAATGTCCTGGTTGAATGCAGCAGCATTATAGAACATGCTACTCATGTCAGTGACACTACTCACAGTCCATTTACCAATGTCCTGGTTGAATGTAGTTGCACCATAAAACATGCTACTCATGTCAGTGACATCACTAACAGTCCATTTACCAATGTCCCGGTTGAATGCAGTTGCACCATAAAACATGCTACTCATGTCAGTGACACTACTCACCGTCCATTCACCAATGTCCTGGTTGAATGCAGTTGCACCATAAAACATGCTACTCATGTCAGTGACATCACTAACAGTCCATTTACCAATGTCCCGGTTGAATGCAGTTGCACCATAAAACATGCTACTCATATCTTTTACACTACTCACATCCCACGCACTAATATCTTGAGCGAATGCAGATGCGCCTGAAAACATGCTACTCATATCAGTGACATTACTTACATCCCACGCACTAATATCTTGATTAAATTCAGCTGCATCAGAAAACAGGTTACTCATATCAGTTACTAAGCTTACATCCCAAAGGTTTGGGTTAGAAACTAATTCATTTACTTCACTATCATTAGTATTTAAGATAAATTTATCAATCATTTCTTTTAATTCAGCGCGATTCGCTACTTTAAATCTGTTTGGTTTTGTAACCACAATATTATCACCCCAATGAAGTGTATTTCCGATTACTCTAAATAGTTTTCCTCCTAACCAAACACCTTCTACAAATAATTGACTATCATTATTGACATAAAGAATATTTTTTAGTGAACCTTCAAAGCCAGATGACAATGTTGTATCCACTACTTGGACTCCAAAACCAGCGTGTATTTTATTATCCTCTCTCTTATCAATTACCATTTTCAATTGTCCCAATTCAGTATTCACATCTGATTTATCCTTAATTTCAAATGATATATCTGGACCATATGTTCTATGAAATTGCCATTTAAATTTACTCGGTACATATTCGATATTGTCGATTGTTGTTACTACCCAGCTGAGTCCGAGTTCATTACTTCCGTTCAAAAGGTCAACGCGTTTCATTATATCATCATAATCCCACAATTTACTCACACGAACCATGGTAGAAGAAGAATATGATCCAAATCGGGAATAATCGGGATCATTGCTGTCTTCTTTCGTTTCTGATTGACGTTCAAATGCAACATTAGGGTAGCTATCACTAAACGCAACAACGTGTTGTTTTGAGTTGTATATACTAGATGTTGTTTGATATTCTAACTCATAATTCAAAAAACGATCATTTGTATTTATACCCAAATAAGAATTTTCAGGATCAATTATAATAAATTTTTCTTTTTCTGTGGTATTTTTGTATAATTCAAGCTGTCCGGTAATAGACATATCTCCATTTAAACTTACCGATGAAACAAATAGTTTCTCCGTGATATTTAAATAATATGTTTGAAGTTTTGTACTACCATCAGAACCAGTATATTTATAATAAAAGACCACATAATCATTATTATTATCTCGCGCGTTAACAATTCCAAATAAACTAGTAGAATCATTTTTAGTATAATTCACAAGAAACGAGGTATGTAATTCTTTTTTCAAATTATCTGTTGCATTTTTTATTTCAATACCGTTTACTTTGTTATCCAATAAATTTTTCACACTTGGCACCAATGTATATACAGAATCAAAATCAAATATAATGCCTTGTGTTTTTAATAAAGAAATATATTCTTGAGTTTCATCGTATCCAAATACATTTTGGACGTTAATACTGGATGAAATATAATTATAGTAAGTATAGTTCAAAGAGTTAATATTTTGTGTTATTTTATTCAATAATTTGGATACGTTTGGATTGTTTATATTTATATTAAATTGTTGTATATCTATTCCTGAACCTAATACCAATAATTTATTATCCATTTCAAATACAGTATTTACTGTATAATTGTCACCATTGACAGATTGATAAAGTGTCGTGTATACACTTCCATCATATAATAACTGTTTATCAAGAATATCTTGTAAATATGGTATAATATTTTGTTTAATAATGTTAGTAAGGTCGTTATCTATATTGTCTTCAAGTAATTTTTTAAACGTATATCCGGTCCATTTGGTATTCTGCGATGAATATATAATTCTAATATCTTCAGCATTTTTAGTATCCGTGGATAAATCATATATATAATATGGTTTTCTGTCCGTATCTTCCGCATAAGTATATACAAATGTTTGTATATAACTCATTATTTCATTATCTACTTCATGTTTGAAACTAGTGATAGGTGGATAAAGTTTCACGCATACACTTCCGTCAGTATTTTGTTTATCAACGAAATCTGTTTTTAAAAGGCTGACATGGTTCTGAATTGCAATTTTATCAGTATCAACAAGACCAGTCTCATTAAGTAAATCGTTAAACGTACGTCCAGCCCATTCGGGATTCTGTGAGGAATAGATAATTCTAATATCTTCAGCATCCGTAGTATCCATGGATAACTCATATATATCTATTGGGGATTGGTCTGTAACTTCCATATTATTATTATATACAAATGTTTGTATAAAACTCATTATCTTATTTGTAAATAGGGTTATTCCGTTTTTTGTATCAGAAGCGAACTGTTGTGTATCAATTCTTTCAAGAATCTCCGTCAGAAGTGTTTTTGTGTCGTTGGTTAATGTTGTGTTATCGGTTACATAATAATATTTGATTACTTGAATATAATATTCATATACCGAATTTATAAATGTACTACGACCTGCTAATTTGTTTACTGTATACGATATGCCTGAGGGAGCTTTTAAGTAATTGTTCTCCTCTTCTAGAATAATTTTCATTGTTGGGTCCTTAAGACTATCTTTTCGTCCCATAGATACTAGGTATGACTTATAACCTAAGGGGGTTTTTGGGTTCACTTGTGATCGAGTTATATATATTTGTCTATACCTAGCAGTAACATCTGCATCCCATAAATACCATTCGGAAAAATCCACCATGCCTTTTTCAAAGATTATGGGTTTGCCATTTTCATCCCTACGCTGGGGCTCGGCATTTAATTTAACTTCATATTCTTCCTCGGATATTTTCATACTATCATAGCTATATTTATATTGTTTGTCTGTTTTTGCAATAGTCTTTGTAAGATTTTCCGTTATTTGTTTACGTATTTTATTAAAAATAAGGTTACCATTATTTTTATCGTCAATCCGTCTATGAATACCTTTTAAATCCTTCATTTTTGATGACATAGTATCAATAAAACGGTTGATGTTTGAAATAGATGTATCATTGATATCCAACATTGTGGTTGGATTTTGTGAACCAATACCCAATGGATAGATACTGGATACAGTTTTATTTAATGTATCAATTTGAAATATTTCTTTATCGGCGGATGTCTTTACGGTAAGATCGCCGTACAACGTAGTATCTCCTCTCGATATAATACTCTGGTTAATGTATTCATTCACATTAATATTACATGAAACGCGATAAATCGTTTTATCCTGAGTATCGTTATCAGTCTTTACAATAAAGCGCATTACAACCAAACGCCACGTATCGTCATATTTCGTCGGTGCAATATATACATTTTCAAGAATGTCATCTTTCACCTTCAGACTTGATGGATCAAAACCATATTGTTCTTTAAAATTCGCATTTGTATTCTTATAAATATCACTCATCGTAGTGTTCGTATTAGGTAGATATACTTGATCGAATGATTGCCCTTTCCAATATGCATATTCTTCATTTTGAATTACCTTTTGATTTGTGATATCAACTACAGAAACAAACAACGAAGTTCCGTCAAATCTATCTGTAAAGAGCGCGTCACTTTGAATTTTGTCTGTAATTGCAGTATCTATATCTTTTTCCAAAAATAAAGTACAGTAATTTATCAATTGAGACGATGAGGTTAATGCTGACACTAATGTGTATAAAGTTTCGCGATACGATAAATCACGTGTATATTCATCTATATTCAATGAACGACCTGATAACAAAAGTGTGGGATTTTTATTATCATCTTTTTTAATGAAGGCCTTCAAATAATATATGGATCCTACATTATTCGTTTTATCCGTTACCGGTACAACAACCGCAAATTTGTTTTCTCCTCCGTAAATGGTAAACATTTTAAGCCATGCTGAAATAACCAGTTGTAAACGATTATGTGTTTCTATATCCCAATTTTGAGTGTCTACATAATCTTGTAATTCATCGGTATATGAATTGTATTCCAATCTCAATGTTTCCAAAGTATCCTTCGCTACATTCACAAATGGTAATTGATTTTGTATTAATTTATCAAAATGAATGGAAACCTTTCCTCCAAACTGATTCAGACGAGACCACTTTCCCACGTTTTGTCCGAAACTATCCAATAATGAACCCGCGTCTATACCGTATCTTGTTGGCATGGCCGAGCGTAGTGCGGCGACCATCACATCCAAGTGCATATGATACGTTCGATCATCCTTATCACCAGTACGACTACAATATTCATTAAGAGTATGATAATTACCAGGGTTATTACCAATGACAGAATAATTGGCTTTTATATATTGATATACTTCATATCTATAGGCTTCTGTATTATAGTATAATTGTGCATCATCAAGTTTGTTTATCATGTCCAATATACTTTCAGTGGTTCTATATGTCTTTTGTTTACTTACTATGGTATCATTCACTATGTCAGATGTCCCTGTGTTAATACTGTTTCTAACATTGACTAGATTATTTCCTAGGATATTAAAATATCCAGGTAAAAATATATGAGATTCCGTATCCTTATTATAACTAGAATGTGATTTCATAGTATTTATAAAATTTCTCATATCATCAGGTACGTTACTCGTTTTTCCCAAGTACATATTTATAAATTTTTCTATTTTCATATCAGCTAACATGTTTTTCATATCAGTAAACAGATCCATGTTTACGATAAATGGGTTTTCATCCATTACATTAAGTATAGCATTAATTTCTTTCTGTATGGTTTCCACACTTCCAGAAATACGTGAAAATGATACATCTGGAATGTCATACCCAGTGAATCGGTTAAATCTGTCTTCTATTTTGGTAATAACATCATTTATTTGAATAGTTGTATAATTAAATGTAACTGCGATGAATTCAGTACAATTTAAAAATTCGATTTGACTCTCCAAATATTGTTTATATTGTTCCCCCATGCCTAACAAACTTGCTTGTGTGTCAATATCCTCTATTAAACCATCTATCGTTTCTGTTTGTGTTTGGACCTGACGTTGTAAACTGTTTTTACTAGATATAGCAGTGTCAATTAGTTGTTGAATTTCCTCAGATGTAAGACCGTCCAAACGGGCAGTTTTTATATATTCAATCAGATTTGTCCTTGAATCTATTTCGTTGGCTGCAATCGACATTCCGGCGAGTATTTTTTCCGTGAGAATAGGAGCTGTACCCGAAGAAGCAACTGCAGTCACAAAAACAAAACCTACTAAGGCAATGTCGACGGCTAACGCCCACTTCTCCGCATCCTCCTCTTTTTCAATTTTTATGCTCTTTTCAGATTCTAATTTTTGTATTTGTCTTGTTAGCTTAATAATATTATTATTGTATTCTTTCAATATTTCATATGCATCAATAATGACAAACATACGTACTGGTAATTCAACGATAGCCTGTAATCTACCAAATCGTTCTGCGCGAGAAAGAGGTGGCAGTGCAGCTATCAAGGAATACTGCTTCAATGGCAGGATATATGTTGTAATATTATCTAGAACATCATTATTCTCAATAGATTGTTGAGTTGGAAAAGGAGTCATACTTTGAATAGTATCTTGTATAAATGGCGTAAAAGTATCTATAAAATGCTTCATGTTTGTATTGGATAAATTATCAACGTCTATCATTCCTTTTATTTCATGTAATTCTTGATTTATACCTAATTTTCCCATGATTGTTACACTACTCGTAGTCGGATCAACGTGCATAATGGTATCGCCTTTATAATTTGCAACTTGTAGTTCGCCTTTTATTAATGTATCTGCATTAATCTCGTTTTGTGGAAACAAATTATCGATACGGGCGTCTTTTGTCTGAAACGTAGTTATGGAGCCGGTTTTATGAATTTGAATGATAGACACTACTTTTTGTGCTCCATCTGCAAAAGAAATGATTATCGTTTGATTGTCTTGCAATGTGGAAAACTCTGTATTTAAATATTCAACTATGTAATATAATCTTCTGGGAATATTCACAGTTGTACCTGCTAGAATGCATTCATTAATTAATTGACCCGTCCAGCTAGGATTATATACAGAATTAACACATTTTAAACGGTCGAATGTCGCAAGAGGTCCAAATTCCCATGTTGTATTTGTCTCAGTAAACCCGTCCAAATTTGTTCTATTTAAAGTATCACATATATTCATCATTAAAATAGAAAAATGGCTTGATGAAACTCCTTCATAAAACTGTGCAATATCTAAAAAATCGAATAAATTTACGCCAGACGAAATGACTAATCGTGGCGTATCGACTGCTAGAATACCTTTTTTGCCAAGATTAACCGTAATAACGGGTCCATTCAACACATAAGAAGAATATAATCGAATGTTTTGTATCTTTCCTGATACTGGATTTTTTATTATCATAAAACCACATGAGAATGGTGTTTGGGTATTATCTGGGTCGTATTCTTCCGTTGGTAATAACGAATTTTGAAGCATTTCAATACCAAACTCGGTTGCATATGCATCCATGAAACGTCCTTCTCGTTCTTTAGATGCATTATTTACTAAATACTCAATGGATTCATTGAATTCTAATTCGAATGGACCTAAACGTGTTGTAAATAATATAGAAGAAGTGTCAAATGATCCGTTTGTGTTAGATAATTCATATAACGACAAATCCGACTCATCATTGAAATTTTTAAGATAAATATCATGCATTGTAGTTGATAATCTCCTCTTAATTTCAGCAACAGTAGTAGTAGTAGAAGCAAGAGCAACATCAATATCAACATCTTCAGAATCCATGTTAGCAATATATTCGTTCAAGGTCATCCCTGCCTCATCAGCAGCAGCCTTCTCAGCAGCAGCCTTCTCAGCAGCAGCCTTGTTAGCAGCTTCCTTCTCAGCAGCCATAAAAAGATTATATGCCTGTGTCGATATCTGAACTGCCTTCTCAAATTTGCTTATAATCCCCATAACAACATCCGTACTTAATAAATCTACTCTTTGTGTAGATACAGCATTTAACGTAGAAATCGATTTAACCTCTTTAAAAGGTAATGTTAAAACTGTTTCCTCGGCGATACTATTATCCTGACCTAACAATTTTTTCCATAATTTTGATGATACATACCGATCTTCAAAATACTTTTTTACATAATCAGCAGTTACACTCTCATTTACAATAAGTGATAGTTTTGCTTTTCCATAAGCCAAACTTTTATTGTAAGGAGTTAGCAAATACTCCTTCTCAACCATATATATATATATATATATATGTGGTATAAAAATGTAATACATTGTCTTATTCTTATAATGTATTACACCGTTGAATGAATATGTATCTAAATCATTACGGACCCTTTATCAAATGATACTTTTGTAGATAGTTTTCAATAGTCTGCCAATTCGATTCGTATTCCATTGATCCTCGTTGTGCTTCTACAAACATCGGATTTTTTAAATCGTCCAGGGCGATCGCTGGCACAATCATGTGATAAGATGCCGACTGGTTCGTTTTCACATCGACGGGTGAACGAATGAAATAAAATTTTTCCCCACTTCGATTTGCATCGCCCAAGCGCAACCAGTTGATACGCGAGGACAAGAATTTCAATGTGGTGGACGAAAACAAAATGACCGGTAATTTGTTGAAACTACAGAATACCCAATAATCCAAATCCGTCAAATAGTAATCTTCGCTGAAAACAGCCTGCATGAGTGTTATTTTACGAGATTTTACCTGAGTCATGAGCTCTTTTTTCCCCTGTTTCCTCAAAATGGCTACTATTTTATCTTGTGTGTCGTCTATTTCTAATAATTTTGTGTATCCATTCCACAACGAAGTTTTGATATTTTGTATAGATACAGTGGCCGATTTATGTATGTCTTGCAAAATGTAAATTAGTGGTATATACGTACACATGTTACTCTTCTCAAAGACGATTTCCTTAGACTCGGTCGGAAAAATGGGTTTCCAAGATCCTGCCTTGTCATTCCCTATAACGCGAGGTTTGGTTTGTGAGATACAATCCAATATATAACTACTCACTGCGGTATCCATATCACCAGACGGTCCATTTTTACGGTCCTTTTCCTGTTCTTTCACGGAAATTTTGTTGACATATTTTTGCGAAATGGATGGTTGGGCGTTGTCGTATTCTATGTTTTTCACGTATTTTGTGCGATTATAGGGCTCCAAATCGATGAAATATTCCTTTTGTAAGATACTTTCGAGTAAAAATAGTTCATTATCGTTGATATGGTAATGAGATGGACCTATATTCAAATATCTTTTGGGTTCCAGCATAAACACACGTATACGTTCATATCGGAGAAGTTCATCGGCCAATCTTCCATAATAAACGCGATCATTATCACGCTTCCCTAACAAATGGGTTTTGGGAAATACGTTTTGACACACGCCTTCAGTTGTCTGTAAACAAGTTTTCCATACACTACCCGTTGTGCTTGTTTGATCGCAGGTTTCTTTTCCTTTACACACCATTATATCTTGGATTGTTTTCAAATCTTTCTCCTCTATTTCTTGAAAGGATACATAGGGCTCCATCATTTTACGCAAACGTTTTTCCATATCTTGTAACCGATTTTTGTATGTTTGGCGATGTTCTTCTATAATCGCGACAATTTCCTCGCGAATATGACTATTATCATAATCATTCAGTAGTATTCGCGCGACTGACCGGAATACATTGTAAAATTCCGTCTCCAATTCGATCTTTCGAATCGTATTTTCACGTTCAGTATCGCCCTCTTTCTCGGTAGTTAGTATTTTGTCGGCATTCGTCTTGTCTTTCATCGCATAACTCGAGTGACGTACAACGGGTATTCCATCTTCGTCGATTACTTGGGACGGAGGATTGATTTGAACGAACTGATTGGTTTCTGTCAAAAACCCAACGACCATGTCGTCTTCCACGATTTTCACCTTGACCTGACATGGGATTTTACCATCACTTTCATTATAAATTCCCTGTAAGCGATCCCGTGTAGATCTATAATCCAACCATAAATCTGAATCATCCATATATTTGATTTCCAATTTTTCAATGGAAGAGGATGGATAACATGGCACATATATTTTGGCCTGTGCGTCTTCACGATTCACTAAAAAGGCGATTGTTTTATGTCGATAATTTACAACTTGTGTTTCCACCTTATAATGATGTGTTTTAAGAAGTCGGAGTAGTTGGTCCGCGTGAATAGCCGTCTTAAATTTATATTTACGTGGCATACTTGGTAATGGCTGACATTGTGTTTGTGAAGTTTGCTGTATCATCAATAACATGTTCTTGATATGTTCTAATGCGGTGTGTTGTAGAAACGCCTTTTTAATTACCAATTCGTTCATTTGGACCTCTCCTGGTTTGATTTTATATACCACCTCGCGGTCGGAATTCACCACTGTGTTTTTGTTAATACTATCACCATGTTTCAATGTGTATACCACATTCGACGATTTGGAAGCCACAATTTTTTCGATGCTCTCGTATAAGTGGACCGGCTCATAGTACTGGTCTTGTAAAAGGAGAATCATAGTCTCTTTACGTGGGTCATATTTCACACCGGAGTATGCGTTTGACGGACATACATATTGTACTTTTTCAGTAATATCGTTTTCGATCACCTTCAAAATAACCATATTCATACCGTCGCGTAATAATTCTGGATTTTCCATACAAACAATATCCCATAAAAAGGTGTGATCGAGTTCGGCCGTGTCGTCTTGAAGATAGTTCACAAAGTTTTCGTAGGATGCAATCGTATCTTCTAAGTATTCCATTTGTGTATTATCTTTTAGATCGATTTGTTGGAAGAATTTCGTTCCCGAATACTTATCTATATCAATCGCTCCAAGGTCGATTTGTTTTGGGCGGAAAATTCCAGGCAGATTGCCATTTTGGACGCGTACAAACATATCCATATCCACAATCGTCGCCAATATTTGTGCCATTTTTTCGATAGAAGGTACATCCTTAATACCCTGTTTATAAGCATAATAATAAGCGATCACTCCTAAAAAGGATCGTGTTTCGCTTTGGACGGTTCCGTATCGCAATAAAGCGGGTGTATTCGGTAATAAGATCGATGTGTTTTGAGGATCCACCAGTTTTGCACTATCTTCGTCGAAGAACAATTGTGCTGAAACGGGCATGAATCCCCATCGTTGTGCTGGTAGTGGATAAGATACAGGTCCAATGATATAAGAAAGGACCTTATTTGTTTGTTTGTTACCACTTTCTTTGGTTGCAACAACCGTGTCTCCGTATCCACAGTTATCTCTTCGCGTTTTCTGGTCCTTGGAATCCCATTCCTTTCCAAAGCAACATGGTATACATAAACTGTCAGGATGTTTATTTTTTTTCAGAAATCCCGGAACGTGCTGAACGTATTTTCCCTCTTTCATATGCACTTTGGGATTGTTAAATTCATACACGTAGGATCCTTTGGGTATTGTATCCGCGCCCCGAGGAATGACAGACCCACATTTTCCTGCCTTGACATCTTCTTCTGAAATGCTACTGTTTGATAGCAGACACCAGTATCTAGGGCAAACATACCAATGTTTATTATTTGGGTCAGAACCATGATGAAGAGCATGACCGTACGACCCCGGATTGGTCTCATCAATTTTCTTTTTTTCGGCGTCGGTTAAAATGACAGGTTGTCGTCTATCTCCCGAAGGACATGCCTTTGAATAAAGAGGAAATTTGCTCGTTTCTTCAGTAACAAATAAAACCGGGTCAATTTCCCTCATTTTTTTGAAAAATGGGGTTGGATTCTTAATGGACTTGCCGTCAAATTCTTTTTTGCGTTCTTCTATATCGATTCCTTCCGAATTTTCACCTCCATAATAATCTTCTTCCTCTTCACTTTCACCTTCCTCAAGACCCTCATCATCTTCACCTTCATCATCGGAATTTTGATAGTAATCGGCATCGTCAAACGCAATACCTTGAACTTCGGCTTCTTCTGTCACGTCTTCTCCAAAACGTATTGGTTGAGCTACGAATACTTTACTAGATGGCTCTAAACCCACCGCCGTGATTACATTATCCACTTCTTCTTGTTCTTCTTGGTCTCCCTTAAATTTTTTCTCAAAAAACGTAATACGTGATTTTGCTAATCCAATCGTCTTAGGGGCCTGGCTTAATCGAAGAAACGTATCTAAATATACGGAAATGGGGTCTAGATAGGCTACCGATGTAATATCTTGAACGGAGACAACGAGTTCATTTTTGAGGGATTTCATTTTGAGTGTTACAGGAAATCCGGGATTCTCCAAGATTTTTTCTTTAAATAATTGATGTTGGGACCGGAATTCGCCGAACTCCACAATAGCCAATTCTTCCGTCATGCCGAAATTTTCGATCAACATGTCAATGATATTTCGATTTGAACCACCGCGCCCAATGATTTCGACGATCATCGATGCCTTTGCGTCCATTTCCTTGTAATTTTCCACCCGTTTGAAACGCATTTTTGCGGTTTTTGTGATATCGGTATCAATTACGTCAAATACAGAGGATAAAAAATGTCTGTTATCCAATGATACTTTGTATTCTAATGGCAACGAAAACGTGTATTGTAGATTCATATTACCTATACGTGAATCTTGGAATCCTGTAAACGAAGGTCCATCGTATCCTAATGGTTGAAGGGTGGTTGAGATGGAGGCAAATAAATCATTCAAGGATGTTTGTAATTGTGTTTCCAAGATTGTAATATCACGAGGTTCCTTTAAAACACAGTGGACCAATGTTTTTCCGCGATTATCAATGTAAAAATAGACAGGATCTTCTATGTTAAGAAAAACGGATAGATGATGACCTTTCTTCATGTCGCGATTTAATCGAAATATCACATTTTCTTCTAAAAAGGGGATCTTTTTCCCATTTTTCGAAATCTCCTTGGAGAACAAACGATACATGTTTTCGCGACGATTTCCGGGATTGTATTTTATGAAAGGTTGGTATTCAGTGGAATGAATATGTTTAAAGAGATATTCGAGAGGGAAAATGGCCGAATCCTCTTTTGGGGAAATAGTAAACATGATCTCCTTGACACCTTTTTCGGCATAAGGTAAATCAACCGATTGCGAAGACGTTTTTTTGCGCGACCAATATATTTCATGATAAACGTCCACGATTTCATTTCGATGACGCATCCATTTGGTATACTCCTTCTCCGACTTTTTATGCAATTCCTCCGAATGAACTAATAAACCATCTAGATCTTGGATATCCATTTGATTCAATTGAGGGAAATACAATTGACACATGTAATTTTGAGAAATATCATGGTCTATCGCATACTGAAAAACGTGTTTCGCCGAACAAACCATTATATTTGTTTCGTCTGTTACATAATTCAGTAAAAGGGACTTCTCTAAAGTAAAAAGGGGATTCTTGGATTGAAATTGATACCGAATGGGAATGGTTGACATTTGCGTATGATACGGATTCGTCGGAAACAAATAGTCATAATGGTCTTGGAAGTTCATTCCGATAGGTACGAAAATTTCGTGCTGCGACGTTTTACATAGCGCATTCCAATCGGTCCATGTATATTCTTCCTTATCCACTATTTTCGAAGGTCCATCGTGTTCTTCTAAAAAGGGCTTGAGATTCAGTAAGGAAGCGTAGTGGAAATACTCCTCTTTCGTTATTGTATTTCGCTTTTCTTGGGTAATTTCCTTGAATAATTGGGCCGGAGAAAAAGATAACTTTTTGGAAGAATACAAATACATTTCTTCAGGAGACAAGAAAAAGGATTCGGCCTTATCCTTATAATATTCTTGGGTTTCTTGTATAATTTTACGTTTTATTGTACGAATTGTATCGTCTTTATGTATCAGGAACGGAGAGAACACTACCTCAATATTTTGTTCGTTGAAATAGGCAATCTGTAATTCGCTAAATATATTTGCTAATTTTGTTTCATCCAGCGTTGAAGCACAAAAGACATGAATCCTTTCAATGGATCCATTTGAACCGATTATATGTGCTTTATATACATCTTCAAAGGGGATATTTCGTATTTCTTTATTTGGCGATGAATCCATTATATACTATGGGATGATGTTTTTACCATCAGGATGACCGACGCTGATTTATTTTGTGGATGAATTCGCCCAAACTCATCGTGCGAGTTATTTGTATACGAATGTGCTCCTCTCAAATTGGCATAAGTCAATGGTTCAATATACGTATCGACCACATACGTATACTCACCTATTTGAACCGGACACGTACCAAATGTACCGCGTAAACGACCTGTACCGATTGGTGCCGCCGAAATCAGATATATCATGACAAAAGATATGGTAAGGAGAATGGAAATATGCATCGTAAATAACGTTGTTGATTAAAATGTTATTTACAGGGAAACGCCTTTCAATTTTGTCCTCGAATTACATATCATAATAAGGATTGTCATGAATATCCATTCCACAATATTCGACAGGGTTGTTTTTATAATCTCTTGGTGTATGGACGCCACAATCATTCGCGTTTTCTAGTAAAAATTTGAAATTGTCCCAAAATTCGGTTTTATGTCCGATGGATTTGGTAGCAACATGCGCCATTTCATGAATAGCAACAAACATGAGAGTATGGGTATCTATTAAATTGTCCTGATCGTCCTTCTTTTTATTCAAACAAAAGGCCAACTTTTCACCCTTGTTTTCACTATACGCAGTGTAAGTGGAGGTTGGCAACGTTTCGCATATTTTTTGTGGATTGTATCCGTCGACCAAGCGTTTCACATTATCCTTACCATCATGTTTCGTCTGGACGTATTCCACCAATTCCTTGCATTTTACGGTGATGGTGGCAAGACGATCGGCAGCATCTTGGACGCGGTCACGTTCCCGTACACAATATTTATTTCCGTCAACCGTCGAAACAATACATTTCAATTGGAAAGCGTCGGATTGGTAATAAATATAACCGCATATTGCTAAAACAAATAGAACCAATAGAATAGTAAACCCGTCCGATTTATCCATATATACAATAATAGGAGATAAAGAGGGCGAGATTCAAGTCGTTCGATCGATTCGACGGTAAGGTCTGGATTATTTGAAGGAAATACTTCAAATAATAATTCATGGTGATAATGATAAACCGACTGCCCTATAAAATATTAGATAGTTCCTTAGTTTGGCACAGCACAGCCAATTTCCAATGGCACGCGTCCAAGATCAGCCTCGAATGTGCTGTTATTCCATGGACCGACATCGCGTTTTTGAATCACAGGATCCGAACGTAACTGCTGGTTGGCATTCTTAAGAGTCTGACCGACAGTATCGAGACCAATCAAATTACCGGCCTGTAACAAGTCAGGAAGAATAGGTTGGTCGTTTGACATGGGGTTCAATGCAGCCCATTGACTATTTTGGTCCTTAGGTAAAAGTTCCTTAGGATTAGCGACGGGTGCAAGGTCATAACCACTTGCACCACTGCAGGTATTTGCTGCGGGAACGTCCTGAGTGACGGGTTGTTTGTAGTTAGTGGAGGCAACCTCTTCTTTGCCTGTTAGTTCAACGGGTTTGAATGCCTTTACGTTACCTTGACTCATCATGTTATCAACCACCTTACCTTTGCTATCTGAATAAGACATGAGAGACCAAATAATTAAAAGAACAACAACAATGACAAAGAACCACTTTGCATTATCATCTTTGAAGAACTTCATTACGTCTTTGAACATCTGTTTATATAAACGGTGGATAAAATTTTTACGATGAAAGGGTATTTTCTCTAAATTATGACTCGGAATCTTCTATTTGGTTCATCCATTCTTCATCACTTTCATCCTCATCACTTTCTAAATGATACGTTTGTTTGATTTTATTTGCTTCTAAATAAGCGTCCAATGCCATTTTTTTTGCAATCTGCCCTTTTTTCCTTGCTTCTCGATAAAGTTCATAATAGACATCGTTTCGTGCCTTTATATGGACGACTTCTTGGTCGGCGATTAACTCGTTCATCACATCCACCTCCATTTCATCCAAATGGAGTGGTTGGGTTTCCTCCATATTCTCTAAACTTGGTGTATCGGATATATCCTCATCGTCATTATCATTGTTCTCTAAAGTTATGTTATTTTCTCCGTTCGGTCCACTCGTATTTTCTAAAGTAGACTCTCCCAAAAAATCCTCTAAAGTTGACATTTCAGATGGTTCGGTCTGAATAAATACAGTATCCTGTTCTTGATTGTCCGTTGTATCAATATCCACTAAACTTCTCGAGTTATCGTCGATCGATTCGCCAGAGTCTTTTGCTAAAGATTCTTGTGTAGAAGTTTTTGCGCCAAAAATACACGTCTCAAACAAGTCCTTTGTTTCTAAAGTCATCATTTGTTTCACCTCCATTTCTATTTGGAAACTTCTTGCGGAACATTTAATACCCTGTATTTCTACTATAGATATCATGTCGGTCTTATCGGTTATCGTGTCGACTTCAACGGATTGATGTTCTTCATTGAAAATCTTCAAATGTATTTTTCCTAAACGTTGAGGAATGTTAGCACGCCCTAAATAGAACTTACCTGACCTGAATGTTTTTAGAGGAGAAGCGAAATAGTTTTCAATGTCAGTTAATTCCATTTCGGTTTCAAACCATTTCTCGCGGTGATCGTAAATATACTGACATGCGAACTTTTCTAAATCTTCCATCCATTGAATTAATTCTTCATCTTCATTTGTGAAAAGCAGATCGCAATAACTTCGTTTACCGCTCTGTATGATCCCTCCCTTGGTCTTAGATTTAGGCATTTGAATATAAAGGGGTCCCTGATTCACCAGCATTTTCAAAAAATAATTCCCCCCAGAGAGAACGGTAGGCGAGATCATTGTCATTTTGTCAAAAGGAAACACTGCATTTGGTTCATAAATTCCCTCCATGTATGATAATAAATATCAGTGATATTTTTGTTTGTTAAGCGATACGCATGCACGTTTGAATTCAATAGTGTTAATATGTGGTTTGTATAAAGGTCCATTATGAAATCGATAAGAGACACATGTATTCAATTTTTTCAAAATGAAGATATCAAGCAAGACGTCAAGGCCATAATCCAACCCATTGGGTCCATGGTTTATAATGAAATGTATCCCTATGTTTGGTTCTTGTGTATATATCATGTATTTCTCACGTTCATTGTTTTAGCCATATTGTTTCTACTCTTGCGCGTTCTAAATCATTTGGGTGGATTTTATCTGGATGCTTCTTTGGATGTCTAGAAAAATGTTTTCCTAATATATAATGCCAACTCATTGCAATAGAAAGAAAATGGATTCCCGAGGAACCAAACGTCACGGTCGCAGAGGAGGTCAAATGGGTGGAGGAACCAAACGTCACGGTCGCAAAGGTCACGGTCACAAAGGTCACGGTCACAAAGGTCACGGTCACAAAGGTCGCAGAGGAGGTCAAATGGGTGGAGGAACCAAACGTCACGGTCGCAAAGGTCACGGTCACAAAGGTCGCAGAGGAGGTCAAATGGGCGGAGGATATTTAGGCGCTGCTGCCTACGGTAGTGCTGCCTACGGTAGTGCTTCACACCAAATGGACTATATTGCAGGACAAGGTACGGGACCTGCCAATCATGGGTCTGCGTACCCTCCCGTCAACCCACCTGCATGCATGCATGGTGGTAAGAAACATCGCAAGAAGACACACAAGAAACGTTCTTCCAACAATAAATCTGCCAAAAAACACAGAAAGGCAAGAAGATAGGTGGTGGGGTCCTGTCCCTCGAGCCAAATTATTATTGAGGTACTTTATTAATTTGTGATAAAAATAATTGATTCATTTGTATTGATAATACAAATGAGTATAACCATAGGTAAAGACCAATTCGTCGAAAAAATAAAGAAATGGGTTTTATTGGATAGCCAATTGAAAGCAATCAACGAAAAAACGAAGACAATTCGCGAAGAAAAAAATGCACTCAACCAAGAAGTATGTCATTTTTTAGAAACCAACCAAATGAAGCATAAAAAGATTGGTATCCACGACGGTGAATTGAAAATGCATGAAAAGAAAGAATACAGCCCCCTCTCCTTCACCTTTTTGGAAGAACATTTAGGGAAAATCGTATCCGACGAAAATCAATTGCATGCAATTTTAGCCTATTTGAAGGAAAATCGCGAAATCAAGGTATCAAATGAGTTAAAGCGCACATACAAAACAAAATAAATGGGTCGACACTATATAGAATGGTGAACCATCATGTTTTGTGTATTAATGATAAGTGTGTTTACCCTGCCAAAGAATTGCTTAAAACAAAACGTTCGAAATTGGAGGATAAGGAAATGAACGCCGAAATGAAATTGGAACGATTCCAAGATTTAGGAATGCCGATGATCGCCTTACACGAAAAGAAACATTATGTTTCTCCTGAAAACGATGTATTCATGGTCCAATACGAAGACACCATGTTTCCAGAGGATATGTATGACGAATTACTTGCAAAAATCGAGGATAGACCCGTGAAAAAAGAAGCAGATAATAAAAAGGCCAAAAAGGAAGAGGGCGCGCGTGTTTCCAAGAAGAAGCGCAAAGAATCGAAGAAGGTGTCAAAAAAAGACTCCAAGAAAAAGAGCCGTTAACATGTATACATATATATATATACATGTCATATTTGTTGAAATCTATAGGTCCATCTCTCGATAGACCAGGAAAATATACAAAAAGTAAATATAGGCCCAGTGCGCGTACTAAAAAAAGATTATCCACTATACCACCAAAAGAAGCAGCAGTTAAAATGGATACTATATCAATCGGATCGGTACCAGCACCAGTACCAGTACAAGCACCAGTACCAGCACCAGTACCAGTACAAGCACCAGTACCAGTACAAGCACCAGTACAAGCACCAGCACCAGTACAAGCACCAGTACAAGCACCAGTACAAGCACCAGTAGCACAAAACTATAAAGAAGAGCTTGATCTTATTAACACATATATTGAAGAAACATACAGTAAGATTTATGCGGCAATGAAAGATCACGACGATCCGAAAAAGAGCGACGACGATCATTTTTCGCCCAGGTTATGGAAAGTGCATGACGTCAAATGGACGGATAGCGATGTGAAATTTATTTTAGAGATTGTAGGCACATTATCATTTGGAGGAAAATACACCGGCAATCAAATACTTAATTATATAACACCCAAAGCTTCTGCTGATATCTTAACTAATTTACTCGATCAACGAGATGTACCAACAAAAAAAAAAAATAGGACCTGGTCCAATAAAAACCGGTTTATTCATAATTTTACAAATCTTCTACTAGATGCAAAAATGAAATTGTCTGGAAAAAAAAGAAATATAGAACGATCGGTACAACGATCGGTACAACGATCGGAACAATCGGTTGCGGATGTTGGGAATGTAGGAATCGGATTCCAGCGTGTATGGTTGCCTCGATTTGGTGATGCGAACCTGATTGGATTGGATGGAAAACTACGCAATAAATTGTCAATACCCGAAAATGAAGACACGAAAACAAGATTAATTGGATTTTTTAATACGGTAATTACGAGAGATGAAGCCACAATAAAAAAGGAAAAACAAATTATACGAAACTATTTAGAAAATGCCGAGTTTAACCTTGCAGATCTATTACATGATACTGAATTTCGTATATTAATACTAAGACACTATCCAGACTTGGCTAAAAAGTTAATTACGAATTCTGGTGCTGTAAGCCAAGGCGCAGTACATAAAGTAAGGCAACAACTCATTGCCAAGTTGTACGGCGAATTAAGTATACACAATAGTACGTTATCTCAACCAGTACCAGCGAGAGAGATAACCTTTAAAGAAGGTTATCAACGCTTCATTGTTACTTTATATAAGAATCTAGATAAGAAAGCGTTTTACGAATCAGGTAGAGTGATAACGTTTCTTGAAGTAATCAAATATTATCAACAATTAGACGAAACAGACCGGAAAGATTTTTTAGAAGATCTTGCGCTTATTTCTGGTAAAGATGATATAAAAGATTGGTTCACTACGCAAATTTCGCACAAGGACACGCTACCGGATACACAAATGAAAAAGACCCTAGGCATGTATTTTGATGGCGCGGGTGGAGGAGGAAAGGCGATCAGTCCAACCACACACACTGCACCAATGATATTTACGGATATTTTTGGTAAATATACATATGAAGTCATATCAGTATTTAAACTAGATTCAGATTATAGAGTAGAACATACTGTAAAAGTTACTGATAAGGACGGTTTATTGGCAATATTCGTGTTTCAAGGAAACGTTACCATTAATGGTCTTATGAATTATTATAACGTCAACATACGTGGAACTACTAATCCAACAATGCCAATATCTCGCCAAGGAGATGGAAGTACCAAGGGTGCGGTGATAAGTGTTGAATTCAAACCAGACATGACGCCAGAAGTTAAACAACTGTTATTTTTGGGAAATAAACTGATTGGCGATTTGATAGATGAGGAATTTATAACTAAAGGAGAATGCGGTATGGTATTTACTGTAGATATTGGTGTTATTGAGGCTCAGGATTGGTACCGTCTAGTACATAGCACGGACCACGATACACAATCCGCAGCTATGTTTAGACAGATGGCTAACGGATGGGTTTTTACCGATATGGTTGAGAAAATTGATGCGAACCAGCAATATACGCAATTTATATCCCAAATGTTAGGTAATTATTATTTACTAAAATTTATGTCAAACTGGCAACCTACGAAATATACAAAACTGTTTACCCTTTTTAAAGGAATAATGGATAGTTTATTAATTGAAAAACCGATGAATAACTCATGGACTATTTCCAATGTATTAGATAATATATTTCGATATACGCAGAGTAAAAAAGAATATCCAAAACCATTGACAGTTGGATATGGGTATGATTTGTTAATGTATAAACTAATGGATGCCGAGGTGGAAAAAAAGCAACGATCGATTCACTTACATATTAAACAGTTAGACGACATATGTAGTGTTGCTAATGTAACAGATATGAGTCCGTTTATAATTGATATAGGTAAATTACAAAAATTACAATATTTATTGTCAATGAATATAGGGGCGACGAATATGAATAACGAACAAACTATGTCATTATTTCAATTATATGAAGATATGAAAAAGAATTTCCCATCGTTGGCAGCGAGAAAAAAACCAATTGTGGTTTTAACAATCGATGGAGATTGTTCGCAACCTCCCAACGAGATATCTATTTCATCAACTGCACCAATTGAAGTAAAAATTCCAATAGACGGGCAGGGCGATAAGAGATCAAGTGCGACAATCAGTAACTACATGAAGGCGATCGATGATGCTTATAAAAACGCGGATTTGGATAATTCGTATGATGTTGAAATTGTTAACAATACAAACAGTAAAAAAAGAGGAGAAAATGTGGTCGATATGGGTAACGTTACGATCAAAAGCGGATATACGATTCAATCCATATACGAATTATTATGTAGTTCGGAAACGGAGTATGATGTTGAATTCAAAACGACAGGAGGAGCTTATTGCGGTGACGGTAAGTTAGGATCTGAGTTAGCAAAAGGGATTTTGAAAAACACGATCAGTCGATTTATAGCTTCATGGAATACGTTGATTGAATTAGATGATACGCATAGTGTAAAAATAACACAGGAAGAATATTGTTTTGACGCCGAAAAACATAAACCATCAATGTCACGTAGTAGATCAATGTCACATAGTAGATCAATGTCACATAGTAGATCAATGTCACATAAGAAGGTAAGGCGCGGGGGTAGATCATACATAGGTTCGGTACGTAATAGATATAATTGTACCAAGAAGAAGAAACGATAATAATATTGATACCATTCAACTGAAATGTTATCAATCCGATAAATTAACCTACAATATTTTTGTTGACAGTAGCAGTTGGTAATCCATGTCCGAATAGTATCATATAACACAAGATTATTGCCGCCATCAGAATACTTCTATCTTCAGCAACCGCAGATTTTTGGCCTAAAAGGTATACCATGAAAATATACAGTAAAAACCCAATGACAACCGAATGCAACAACATAGTGAGTCCTCCTTCCATTTTTGATATATATCATACACAGACTATATTTACTATAAAGTTCACTTATCTGTAAATCTAATACCGAGACCATTCATCACTATTAAACCCTGATACCCTTGCGTTCTTACGTAATTCTGCCATTCTTTTGTCCTCTTTGAGGGCACATGCCGACGGTCCACTAGCAGCAGCGGGCGGTGCACTAATCACAGGTGCGACCCAATCAGTTGGCTCAGTCGGTTTCACTCCATAACAATTCACTCCAAAGCGAATATTGGGGTTCGCCATATAGCCACCATTAATACCCGGGCGTCCACATGCGTTTTTGGTATTGGGATTTTGCGCTAATCTGTCATATGTCGCCTTTTGCGTCGGGAAATAGGCCATTTGACCTGCAGACCAGCCATACGTGCACCATTCAGCGCCATTATTATAGGCCTCCTCTATTTGATCGTATGTTGCTAAAGTCGCGCCAAGTGACTCACATAATTCTTGTGCGCGCTTATATGTATACTTGTTTTGAGAAATATTATATACCTGTTTTTGTCCCGAACTAGGACTGCTTTGTGAAGGTGCTGTGCTTGAACCAGGACTGCTTTGTGAAGGTGCTGGTGCGGGTGACGGACTCGATAAGTCGCCTAGAGCAACATCCCACGCGCCTTCCACACCACCCGTAAATTTAGACCACATGTCCGGACTGCTTGAACTGTCTGGACTACTTGAACTCGGTGATCCATAAGCAGGTAAGTTCTCT